TGACGCAAACGCGCAGGACGGCGACGCACCGGAGGGGGGGGAGGGCGGATCGGCGTCGTGCCTGCCCCCGCCTATGCTTAGTAATCCCGACGTTTGATCCCGTCTAAAAACCACCCCCCATCCAAAATACCCACCCCATCAAAAAAATTTACACCAAAATTTTTAACGAACCTAACAAATGTTACATTCGTTATGTTTTTTGCAATCACAGTAACAAATGTTATGCTAAATCTTTGTATTAACTTTTTAAAAAGTGGGGCGTGGTCCCCTACAATAGGGCGGTTTGGGCGGTAAAGTGGGAAAAAGTCTCGCTCGCTCGCCGGTCAGTATCGAGCAAAGTGGGGGAAGAACCCCAAAACAGGTAAATATGACCCCGGCTCAGAAAGAAATGTACATGTTATTGGACGAATGGTGGAGGCGTTATGGCTTCGGTCCAACCATAGATGACGTTATGTATGTAACGGGCAGGAAGAGTAGGGGTGGGGTTTATAGAACGATGAAGGCTTTGGTTAAGTTGGGGGTTTGTGTGCATACTCCAAAGAGTCATCGGTCTATACGCCCTAAGAGTATAAAGTTGAGGAACCTTGAATGAAGGATGAGGAGCTTTTGAGTTTGTTGAAGGATCCTTCTATTCTTTCTGTGGTGTTAGAAAGTTTAGGGGAGTCTGATAGGGAGCATCTTTTACAGATTGCGGGGGAGTATCAGACGGCTGTTACCCGCGAACGTGGTGCGGATGAGTTTTTAGAGTTTGTAAAAGCAATGTGGCCGGGGTTTATCTCTGGGCGGCATCACATTGTTATGGCAAAAAAATTTGAAGAGATCGCCTCTGGAAGGTTGAAGAGGTTGATTATCAACATGCCGCCGCGTCATACGAAGAGTGAGTTTGCGAGTTACCTTCTACCGGCTTGGTTTTTGGGGAAGTATCCAGATAAAAAGATTATTCAGTCGTCGAACACGGCTGATCTGGCTGTGGGTTTTGGTAGAAAGGTAAGAAACTTAGTTGGCGGGGAGGCGTACGCAAAAATCTTTCCTAATGTGAGCTTGAGGCACGACTCAAAAGCGGCAGGAAGGTGGTCAACTAATAAGGATGGCGAGTATTTTGCTATTGGTATTGGGGGTACGGTTACGGGTAAGGGTGCGGATCTTTTGATTATTGACGATCCTCATTCGGAACAAGAGGCTGCTCTGGCCGCGAACGATCCTTCGATTTACGATAAGGTTTATGAGTGGTTTACATCTGGCCCAAGACAGCGTCTTCAGCCGGGTGGGGCTATAGTTATTGTTATGACTCGCTGGGGCAAGCGGGATCTGACGGGGCAAGTTGTTAAGGCCGAAGCTCAGAGGGGCGGAGAAGGCTGGGAGGTGATTGAATTCCCGGCAATCATGCCATCTGGCCTTCCTCTCTGGCCTGAATTCTGGTCTTTAGAAGAGTTAGAAGCTCTAAGGACTGAGCTTCCAAACTCTAAATGGCAAGCTCAATACCAACAAAATCCAACATCTGAATCTTCCGCAATCATAAAAAGAGAGTGGTGGAAGATTTGGGAAAGAGAAAAGCCTCCCACGATAGATTTTATTTTGATGGCTTGGGATACGGCTTATGAAAAAAGCACAAGAGCTGACTACTCGGCTTGTACAACGTGGGGGGTATTTACTTATCCAGATGATGCTGGTATAGATCAAACCAATGTAATTTTGTTAAATGCCAAGAGAGATAGGGTAGAATTCCCGCAGTTAAAAAAGTGGGCTATTGAGGAATACAAAGAGTGGGAGCCGGACTCTGTGATTATTGAGAAGAAGGCTTCAGGGGCGCCTTTGATATATGAATTAAGAGCCATGGGGATTCCTGTTCAAGAGTTCACCCCTGTGAGGGGGAATGACAAGATTACGAGGGTAAACGCGGTTTCAGATCTGTTTGCCTCGGGTAGGGTTTGGGCTCCGGATAAGAATTGGGCCGAAGAAGTTATAGACGAGGTTGCTTCATTTCCTTCGGGCGATCATGACGACTATGTGGATACTGTGTCTTTGGCCTTGATGCGATTTAGGAAAGGCGGGTATATTCGCACTCAATTAGATGAAGAGGAAGATATTCCTCAGTTTCGCCGTCGAGTTGAATACTATTAAGGATTTTTATGTTTGACAAAGCTTTGTATCAAGCTCCGGTTGGACTTGAAGGATTAGATGAAGAACCAATTGAGATTGAGATCGTAGATCCTGAATCGGTAACAATCCGAGCTGGCGGGCTGGAAATTGAACTCACAGAAGACGAAGAAGACTTTGGAGCTAACTTAGCCGAAGACATGGATGATAGTGAGTTGGCAAAGATTGCCGACGATCTTCTTGGGGATTTTCAGTCTGATATAGATTCAAGAAAAGACTGGATGCAAACCTATGTTGACGGGATTCAATTGTTAGGTTTGAAGATTGAGGAAAGAACCGAACCATGGCCGGGGGCATGTGGGGTGTATCACCCTATTCTTGCGGAGGCTTTGGTTAAGTTTCAATCAGAAACAATTATGGAGACTTTCCCGGCTCAGGGTCCGGTAAAGACTCAGATCATTGGAAAAGAAACTCCAGAAAAGAAAGAAGCCGCCCAAAGGGTTCAGGCGGACATGAACTTTCAGTTGATGGAGAACATGCCTGAATTCCGGCCCGAGCATGAAAGAATGCTGTGGGGCTTGGGCATGGCAGGCAATGCTTTTAAAAAAGTTTATTTTGATCCAAATCTACAAAGACAGGTTTCGTTGTTTGTTCCTGCAGAAGACATTGTTGTTCCTTATGGGGCATCTAGTCTTTTGACTTCGGAGCGAGTCACTCATGTAATGAGAAAGACTAAGAATGAATTAAAGAAACTACAAGTCGGAGGGTTTTATCTAGACGAGGATTTGGGAGAGCCTTCGGAGACTTTTGACGATGTAGAGAAAAAAATTGCAGAAAAAATGGGGTTTAGGGCCGACTCGGATGATCGGTATAAGCTTCTTGAGATGCATGTTAATTATGATCTTCCCGGATACGAAGACAAAGAAGACGGCGAAGAAACAGGAATCGGGCTTCCTTATGTAATTACAATTGAAAAGAATACTCAAACAGTTCTTTCAATCCGAAGGAACTGGAATGAAGATGATCCGTTAAAACAAAAACGAAATCACTTTGTTCATTATGGGTACATTCCGGGATTTGGTTTTTATTGCTTTGGAATGATTCATCTGATTGGGGCATTTGCCAAATCAGGTACATCGTTGTTGAGACAGTTAGTTGATGCTGGGACGTTGGCTAATCTGCCCGGTGGGTTTAAGACTAAGGGATTAAGGATTAAAGGGGACGATACTCCCATTGCTCCGGCTGAGTTTAGGGACGTAGACGTTTCGTCTGGCTCTATCAAAGATAACATTATGACGCTCCCATATAAGGAGCCGAGTCAGGTGTTGGCTGCTTTGATGGACAAGATCATTGAAGAAGGAAGAAGGTTTGCTAGTGCGGCGGACTTGAAGATTGCCGACATGTCTGCTCAAAGTCCTGTTGGGACTACTCTGGCTATTTTGGAGCGCACGTTAAAAATTATGACGGCGGTTCAGGCTAGGGTTCACTACTCCATGAAGCAAGAGTTCAAGCTTCTAAAGGAGATTATTAGGGACTTTACCCCAGAAGACTACGACTATGAGCCGGAAGACGGGCCTCCTATGGCCAAAAAATCCGACTATGACATGGTTGAAGTTATTCCGGTTTCCGATCCTAACGCTGCCACAATGTCTCAAAAAGTTGTGCAGTATCAGGCGGTGCTTCAACTGGCTCAACAAGCACCACAACTTTATGATCTGGCTCAATTACACAGACAGATGCTTGAAGTCTTAGGTATTAAGAACGCAAGCAAGTTAGTGAAGATTGAAGACGATCAGAAGCCAAAAGATCCTATTACTGAAAACATGGATGTGCTTCGCATGAAGCCATTGAAGGCTTTTGCCTATCAGGATCACAAAGCGCACATTGCAGCGCACCAAGCATTTATGCAAGACCCGATGACCGCTAAGACCATTGGGCAGAACCCGCAAGCTCAAATCATGATGACTGGGTTAATGGCGCATATTGCAGAACATTATGCGTTTGACTATAGGAACATGATTGAACAACAAGTTGGCGGGAATCTGCCTCCGCCGGATTCGGACGAGCCATTGCCAGAAGATTTTGAAATGGCTTTGTCTAGGATGGTTGCTCAAGCGGCTCAACAGTTGACCCAGCAGCATCAAGCGGATGCTGCACAACAACAAGCCCAACAGCAACAGCAAGATCCGATTATTCAAATGCAACAACAAGAGTTGCAATTGAAGGGTCAGGAGCTTCAAAGAAAAGCTCAGAAAGACCAAACGGATGCTCAACTCAAGATGCAACAACAGCAAATTGAGCAACAAAGGATTGCTTCTCAAGAACGGGTTGCCATGGAGCAAATCCATTCTAAAGAAGAGCAAGCCGGTGTCAAAATGGGTATTGACGCCGCAAAATTAAGAGGTGGAAATGGACCATGAAGTTTTAACGTATCTTCAAAACAAGATACAACAAGAGATACAGATAACATCAGAAAACCTTGGAATGGGCTCGTCCAAGTCATATGATGACTATCGGTATTACTGCGGAATCATCCGTGGGCTTTTAATTGCTAATAATTTTGTTGGCGAAATCAAAGATAGGTTGGAGGAAATGAATGGCTGAAATCCTAATCGGCTCAAACCCCGATTGTCCGGATGAGTTTACGGTTCAAGCTGAGGACAAGGCATCACAGTTGCCTGATCCTTCGGGTTACCGCATTTTGTGTGCAATCCCTGAAATGGACGAAACATTTGAAAACGGGATTGTTAAGGCAGACATTACTAGACAGCACGAAGAGCTGTTAACCACGGTATTGTTTGTTATCAAGCTTGGTCCAGATTGTTACGCAGACAAAGAGCGTTTTCCAAGTGGGCCTTGGTGCAAGGTAGGGGATTTTGTGTTGGTTCGCCCTCACGCGGGCACTCGGCTCAAGATTCACAATCGCGAATTCAGGATCATTAACGATGACAGTGTTGAGGGGGTTGTAGAAGATCCTCGCGGCATTTCACGCAAATAAGGAGTTGTTATGGAAGAGAAATTGGATATCTCGGACGAGATCGAGATTGAGATTGAAGATGACACTCCTGCAGAGGATCGTGGTCGCGAGCCGTTGCCTGAAGAGATCGTCAAAGAGCTAGATGCTGACGAACTCGAGGAGTACTCGGACAAAGTTAAGATTCGTCTAAAACAGATGAAAAAAGTCTGGCATGACGAGAGGCGTATTAAGGAGCAGGCCGAACGAGAGCGACAAGAAGCTATCGAAATGGCCCAAAGGGTTCTTGCTGAAAACAAACAACTAAAGGCCAAAGTAACCGGCACTGAAGTTGCGTTGGTATCAAAATATAAGGAAAGTGCCCAACGGCAGTTTGCTGATGCCAAGCAAGAATATAAAGAGGCGTTTGAATCTGGCGATTCTGAAAGATTGGTAGAAGCGCAACAAAAAATGTCTTCTGCCAAAGATCTTTTGGATAAAACAGAAAAATTTAAGCCAGCCCCTTTACAACAAGAGGAAATTGTAGTAAATAGTGTTCCAAGCAAATTGGAATCCAAAACGGCTGCGTGGCAAGAGCGCAATCCTTGGTTTGGATCTGATAAGCTAATGACTGCTTTGGCATTGGGATTGCATGAAGAACTGATTGAAAAACACGGTCAGTCTTACAACAATACTGATGACTATTGGCGCGACGTTGACAAAACAATGCGCGACCGATTCCCAGAACGGTTCAAACAGGAGAGGCGGCAAACAACGGTAGTTGCTCCCGCAACTCGTAGCATGGCTCCCAAAAAAGTTGTGCTAACGAAATCCCAACTTAACATGGTTAAGAGGCTTGGGATTACACCAGAACAGTATGCCCGCGAATTCATTAAATTGGAGTCCTGAAATGAGCCGTACACCGCGTGAACTTGAAGATCGTGAATTCTCTATCCGCCCGACATCGTGGGCTCCTCCGGAGGTTTTGCCGGAGCCGGACAAACAGCCGGGTTATGCATATCGTTGGATTCGGGTATCTACCTTGGGCCAATCAGATCCGCGTAACGTGTCTGCAAAGCTACGGGAAGGATGGGAGCCGGTTATGATTGAAGAGCAACCAAAGTTTCGACTTTTGTCAGATCCAAATAGTCGATTCAAAGACAATATTGAGATTGGTGGATTGTTGTTGTGTAAAACGCCTCAGGAGTTTGTTGACCAGCGTGATGCTTATTACGCTAAGAAAGCAAAAGATGATGCGGATGCAGTTGACAGCACTTTGATGCGTCAAAGCGACCCAAGGATGCCGCTTTTTAAAGAGCGCAAATCTGCGACCAGCTTTGGCAAAGGTACCTAAATTTTTATGGAGCTTTAAATGGCTTATCCTACGATTGACGCGCCCTATGGGCTAAAGCCGATCAATCTGATCGGTGGTCAGGTGTTTGCGGGTTCTACCCGTAACCTCCCGATTCAATATGGTTACGCAACTGGCATTTACTACGGCGACGTAGTTGGTTTGGTGCGTGGTTTTGCAACTCGCTTGGCTGTGACTGACGGCTCGACGAACCCTAAAGGTGCGCCGGGTTCGGGCATGGTCGGGGTATTTCTTGGCTGTTCGTTTACTGATCCAACCACTAAACAAAAGCGCTTCTCGCAATATTGGCCTGCTTCAACGCTGGCTGGTGATGCGGTTGCAATTGTTTGTGACGATCCTGACACCGTTTTTAAAGCGGTTGTTTGCAGCTCCGGAACCACGGTTGCTTCTGGCAGCTTTGCGATGGTTGGGCAAAACTATCAAAGTATTGACAATGCGGGTAGCGCAAATACGGGTAACTCCGCAATTGCGTTGCAGTATTCGTCAACTATCAACACTGCGGCGTTCCCGTTCCGTGTTGTTGGTGTTGTTCCTGATACGGCTGTTGTTCTTGGAACGGCGGTTTGGTCTTCGGGTACTACGACTTTGACGACCACAGCAAACGTTGGTTTTGCGGTTCCTCAAGGAACTGACATTTCCTTCATTGCTGCAAACGGTCAGATTATTCAATCTGGTTCGTTTGTTACTACCGCTATCGCGGCAAACAGCACGACTTCGGTTGTTTTGAATGCCCAGTATGGCGTGGTTGGCGCGGGTGGTACGGCTGCAACTGGAACTGCTGTTCCGGCTAACAGCACCATCGTGTTCACCCAGTACCCAGAAATGCTTGTGAAGCTGAATTTCAGCAACCATGAGTATTACTACGCCACCCCGTTCTAAGGAGTAAATCATGGCTATTTCACGCGCCCAGCTACTCAAAGAACTGCTTCCGGGCCTTAACGCCTTGTTCGGTCTTGAGTATTCACGTTATGGTGAGGAACACAAGGAAATCTACGAAACTGAGACTTCCGAGCGTTCTTTTGAAGAAGAAACCAAACTATCTGGTTTCTCTGCTGCGCCGGTCAAAAACGAAGGCTCTGCCATCGCTTATGACAACGCACAGGAAGCATGGACGGCTCGCTACAACCACGAAACCATTGCTCTTGGTTTTTCGTTGACGGAAGAGGCTATTGAGGACAACCTCTATGACTCGCTTTCGTCGCGTTACACCAAAGCGTTGGCTCGCGGAATGGCGTATACGAAACAGGTTAAAGGTTCCGGTGTTTTGAACAACGGTTTTAACGCTGCGTATACGGGTGGCGACGGTGTGGCTTTGTTTAGCACGGCTCACCCGTTGGTTTCCGGTGGTACTAACAGCAATCGTCCTTCGACGGGTGTTGATCTGAATGAAACCGCACTTGAGGCGGCAGTGATTCAGATTGCAGCGTGGACGGACGAACGTGGTCTGTTGATCGCTGCCAAGCCTAAAAAGCTGATTGTTCCTCCGTCATTGATGTTCGTTGCAACCCGCCTCCTTGAGACGGAATTGCGTGTCGGTACTACCGATAACGATATCAACGCAATCAAGAACAATGGTTCGATTCCTGGTGGTTACACTGTTAACCACTTCCTAACGGATACGAACGCATGGTTCCTGACGACGGATGTTCCAAACGGCATGAAGCACTTTGTTCGTACGCCAATGAGCACAGGTATGGACGGTGACTTTGATACGGGTAACGTGCGGTACAAAGCCCGCGAGCGTTATTCGTTTGGCTGGTCTGATCCATTGGGGATCTGGGGATCGCCCGGATCGACCTGATGTAAAGGGAAGGGGGTCAAAAGCCCCCTTTTCTTTTTTATTCTGTTGTGATATAAAGTTAAATACCTAGACTACTCGACTTGCTAACTGACTAGGCAGACTTCCCTCAAGAGATAGCAAGTTTTGATTTGAGGAAATTATCATGGGTTTTGCTACGCACCTTGGTCCTTGGTTGTTGGGCACGGTTAAAGATACGACCGGAACTACAGCAGGGACAATTCGCAATCTTGGCGCAACTATTGTTGCCCAGACTGCCACTATCGCAATGTCTGGCGTTGCGTTGACTTCTTCTCCAGTTGCTCAGTCGTTGTTTACCATTCCGGCTGGAGCTAAAATCCTTAGCTTTCAAATTGAAAAGCTGGCAACCATTTCCGGTAACTCAGTTTCTGTTGTTGAAGTAACAATTGGAAATTCGGGGACGGCAAACGCATATTTAACCACTTGTTCTATTGGTTTGACGACCGCGCAGACCGCTCCAACGACGATTGCAGCGGCTTTGGTTTCGTCAGCCACCAATAACATTGGTACGGTTGATATCCCAATGTTTGCTACATTTACGGCGACGACGGGTAACCCAACGGCTGGTTCTGTAGTCATTACCTGCCAGTACCTCGTTCGTGGTTCTGATGGCGTAATGTTCCCAGCATCTGCGTAATTTGACGGGGGCTTCGGCCCCCAGTAAGGAGTCACCATGTCTGGTGGATGGACTGCTGTAGACAGCATTACTAATAAATCGATTCCGATCCAAGGCACCAATAACTCTGGTGCGGCTTCACCATTTGTTACTCCAGCTCCCGGAGTAATGGACCCCGTAAACAAACTTCGTGTATCTCAGCCACAGGCGCTGATTGATACGGACTTTGAATATGGTACGCAGCCCACCAAGTGGGAAACGATTGGACTGCAACAAAACCGGCAATCGGTTTACTACATTCCCCAGCAGCCACTTGCTGTTAACTCTGTTAAGGGTACAGCTACCGCTGACCAAATCACAATTGGTTTTGCTTCGTCGGTTTCTTTTCCCAGTAATACGCCCGTCTACATCCAAAATACGACCAACTCAACAATCAATGGTTGGGGGTATGTTGAGACTGGTGGTACCTCTACCACGTTTACCGTAAAACTTGCGCCGGGGTCTTCGACCGCAGTTAATGGTACGGAATACTTTAATCCCACAGCAACCTATGTTTATCTAGGTTATTTTTATTCTAACTGCGGTATTGCAGTAGCTAAAAATAATACTTCTGCTGTTGTTGTTACTAGCTCAACCGTAATCACGGTTACTACTCAGTTTGCTCACGGTTTAAACAAAGGCAGCTACGTTTACATTACTGGCACGACTGGCGGCACAAACGTCAACGGCGCGTATATTGTAGCTACGGTTACAGCGCAAAACACGTTTACGGTTACTGCCGCCGCTGCCTCTGGAACGGTTACTACATCAAACCCGGCTACGACATACAGCAACATCAACATTTATGCCCGTCCTTCGGGTTATGTTGAGCCTCGTACGTTTGACGGTGGGGTGGCTTTCTCTGCTGGTGGCGCAGTTCCAAACCAACAGTTGATTCGTCAAACTCGTCGATACTTCCGGTATCAGTCTGGTAAAGGCATTCAGTTTTCAACTGGTACCTGTTTAAAGCCGGCGGTGTTTTTAACGTCTATTACGTCAGCAGGTACTACCGCAACGGTTACTTGCCGGTTCCAGCATAACCTTGCTGTTGGTTCAAAGATTCAGGTTGTTGGCGCAGACCAAGGTCCATACAACGGCACTTTTACGATTGTAACCGTGCCTTCTCCAACGACGTTTACTTACACAATGTTGTCGTCGGCTGGGGTTTCTCCTGCTACCGGGTTTGGCATTCGTGTTTCTCCGTTGACTTGGTATGGTTCATCCAACCGTGTTGGGTTTTTTGACCAACAGAACGGGATGTTCTTTGAGTACGACGGGCAAACTCTTTACGCTGTACTTCGTAACAGTATCAACCAGCTAAACGGAACCGTATCTGTTACGGTAGGCAGTGCTGCTGTTGTTGGCGATTCAAATACTCAATTTTCAAGCCAGCTTGCTCCGGGTGATTTTATTGTCATTCGAGGAATGACGTATCGAGTGATTACTATTACCGATAACCAAAATATGCAGGTTTCTCCTGAGTATCGCGGAACGTCTGACCTTACAAATTGTTTGGTTTCTAAGACCATTGAAACCCGCATCCCACAGTCGCAATGGACTGACCCATGTAATGGCACAGGTCCGTCAGGTTATAACATTGACCTGACCCGGATGCAGATGTGGTTTATCGACTACTCTTGGTACGGTGCTGGTGTTATTCGTTTTGGTGTTCGTACTACAAACGGCAACATTAACTACGTCACCCAGATTCAAAACAACAACCGACAGTTTGAAGCATACATGCGGTCAGGAAACATGGCTGCTCACTATGAATCAAACGGTATTGGGCCGGTTACTACGTTGTCGAATTTTTTGGATTACTCAGTTTTTCCTTATTATATTAGCACTTCTATTACCCCAATTCAAACTACAATTCCTACGAATGCTAGCACTTTGTTCTCTTATTACAATAATTCCGGAGTGATTCAAATTGATTCCGAATTAATTTATTATAGTGCGATTAGTTCTACTTCATTTCTTAATTGTATTCGCGGTTTTGGCGGTACAAAACCTGCTAGTCATAGTACAAGTACATATGTTTATGTTTCCTCAATCGACGTTGCAGATTCCAGCAAATTCCCACCAGCGGGTACGGTAAAATTATCTCAAGCCGGTGCAAGTGGAGCGTGTGAATATATTGCTTACACAGGCAATGATGGTAGTATTTTGTACGGACTGTCACGCGCACAAACAGGCGGTGGTGGCGCAACATCTTTTGCATACTCTACAACCGCTCCTGTTGCAGTAGAGCTTGTATCTCCAGACACGGTGCCTTCGCTGGCGCACTGGGGTTCCTCTGCCATCATGGATGGTCAGTTCAACGATGACAAGTCGCTCATCTTTAACTACGGAACCACGGCTCAATTGGCGGTTCCTGCTGGTGCAACGGTTCCTGTTATTGCGATTCGGGTTGCTCCGTCAGTAGATAACGGACAGATTGGTTTGCTTGGCAACAAGGAAATTATCAACCGTATGCAGTTGCAGTTGGTTGAACTTGGAATTGTGTCGGCTGGTACATTTTTGATCCAGCTAATCCTTAATGGATATTGCACTAGCTTTAGCGGATCATGGTCTGGTCCAGCATTTGGTAACGCCTATACTTCCTCGTTGGCTCAAGTCGCGGCTAATACTACGACGACTGCCACAATTACAGGTGGCGAGTCGGTTGCTGCGGCATTTACCAACTCCAGTGGTCAGACCACTCTAGATTTGAGTGGTGTTCGGGATTTGGGCAATTCCATTCTTGGTGGCGGCAACACGTTTGCAGTACCTACTGGACAGGCAGGTCAATACCCGGACGGTCCTGATATTCTGTATGTAGTAGCTACCAACACAGCAGGAACAGCGACAAACATTCTGGCTCGTTTGTCTTGGAAAGAAGCTCAGGCTTAATCATGGCTAAATCACCTGCATGGCAAAGAGCGGAAGGAAAAGACCCCAAGGGGGGTCTGAATGCGAAGGGACGCGCGTCAGCGAAAGCTCAAGGAATGAACCTAAAGCCCCCCGCCCCGAGTCCAAAAACGAAAGAAGACGCCGGGAGAAGGAAGAGCTTCTGTGCCAGAATGAGCGGCATGAAGTCGAAGCTTACCTCATCCAAAACAGCCAACGACCCAAACAGCCGGATTAACAAAAGCCTGCGGGCATGGAAGTGCTGAGATGGAACATACTATTTGGAACGCGGTCCTTTCGGTTGGCGTTAGCGTAATTGGGTTTTTTCTCAAGAGCGTTTATGATGAGATACAGCGCCTTCAAGTGTTGGTTAACAAAACCCGCGAAGAAGTCGCCCGAGAGTACGTTACCAAAGCCGAAGTCCACGCCGACATCAACCGTGTCATGGATAGGTTGGATAGGCTTGAAGGCAAAATTGACAGGTTGATGGAAAAACATGCCTAGCACTTCAAAGAAACAGCACAATTTTATGGAAGCTGTGGCGCATAGCCCATCTTTTGCTAAAAAAGTTAAAGTTCCTCAGTCTGTTGGTAAAGATTTTGTAGAAGCAGACAAAGGAAAAAAATTTAAAAAAGGCGGATCACTTTCTCGTTCTGACATTGCCGTAAAAGGCAACCTTAAATCCTCTAAAATGAAAGGCAAATGAAATGATGGATCCTAAAATGCTGGCTGAAATTAAACGCCGCAAAATGATGCAGCAAGCTGCCCCGGCTTCGGCTCGTACTGCCCCTGCTATGCCTGCCCCGGCTTCGGTTCAGCCTCCAATGGGCATGAAAAAAGGTGGCGCTGTTAAGAAATCATCTGGCTCTGCATCAAAACGTGCTGATGGCATTGCTTCTAAAGGCAAGACCAAAGGAACGCTTGTAAAAATGGCTGGTGGGGGCAAGTGCTAAAATGATGGCAAGCCGTGGAATGGGCGACATTAGCCCATCTAAAATGCCCAAAAAGAAAGTCAAAAAACGTCGGGACGATACCGATTTTGAGGCTTTTTCAGGTGGCGGTTTGTATGACAATATTAATGCCAAACGTAAACGGATTGCCAATGGATCCAAAGAGCGCATGAGAAAACCGGGGTCCAAAGGCGCTCCAACTGAAGAGGCATTTACTAGATCTGCAAAAACGGCTAAAAAGTAATGGCTTATACCTCCGGATCAGCTTCGTTTAATTTAGATCTCAACGAGATTGTTGAAGAAGCTTTTGAACGAGCTGGTTTGGAGTTGCGTACTGGTTATGATCTGCGTACTGCAAGACGGTCATTAAACTTGATGACTATTGAATGGGCAAATAGAGGAATAAATCTGTGGACCATTGAAGAGGGGCAAATTGTTCTTCAGACGGGACAGCCAGTTTACCCTCTTCCAGTAGACACAATTGATTTGCTTGACCATGTGATTAGGCAAAACAATTCTGTTGCATCAAATCAAATTGATATTAATATTACTCGCATATCTGAATCAACTTATTCTACAATACCAAATAAGCTAACCCAAGGCAGGCCAATTCAAGTTTGGATTAACAGGCAATCCGGTCAGTCAAATCCAACTTCTGTAACGTTGAGCGGTGCAATTACAAGTGCAAGCACAACAATTACAGTTAGCGATGCGTCTGGTTTAACAACAACTGGTTTTATAAAAGTTGATTCAGAGACAATTGGTTATACAAATGTTTCTGGAAACCAATTATTAAATTGCACTCGAGGGCAAGCAGGAACGACAGCAGCAGCACATTCATCCGGCGCTGCAATTTATGTTCAAAATCTTCCATGTATCAATGTATGGCCATCTCCTGATGCAGGAGGAAATTATACGTTTGTGTACTGGCGTCTTAGAAGGTTAAAAGACGCAGGTGGAGGCGTAAACGTAGAAGACATTCCTTTTAGATTAATTCCTTGTTTGGTTGCTGGTCTTGCTTTTTACATTTCTATGAAAAAGCCGGAAGTCTCTCCAGATAGAATATCAATGTTAAAAAACGATTATGAGCAGCAATGGATGATGGCTTCAGAAGAAGACCGTGAAAAAGCCGCTGTTCGTCTTGCGCCAAGACAAATGTTCTATTAATCATGCCAAGTAAGTTTGCCTCTGGTAAATGGGCAATTGCTCAATGTGACAGATGTTCGTTTAGGTATAAACTCAAAGAATTAAAGCGTTTAGTCATTAAAACCAAAAATGTTAACATTTTGGTTTGTCCAACGTGTTGGGAGCCGGATCAGCCGCAGTTACAGCTAGGGATGTACCCTGTTAATGATCCTCAAGCAATTAGAAACCCAAGGCCAGATGTTAGTTATACGCTGTCTGGTGCTTTGATTGATGGATATCCGGGCGGGGGAAGCAGGGTATTTCAATGGGGATGGAATCCTGTTGGCGGGGCAAGAAGTTTTGATTCTGGGTTAACGCCAAACAACTTGGTTTTGCAGGTAGAATTGGGTAAAGTTACGGTTGTAACGACATAAGGAGTTGGCCATGGCCAAGAGCGATAGCAAAGAAGATATGAAAATGGACATGGCTCAGGACAAAGCCATGATCAAAAAAGCATTTAAACAGCATGATGCTCAAGAACACAAGGGCGGGAAAGGAACATCTTTGAAGTTAAAAAAAGGTGGCCCTACCAGCATGGATCGTAAAAAGTACGGTCGGAACATGTCTCGTGCAATGAACCAGAGGTAATCATGGCCAAGTTCAGCATGAAAAAAGGTGGCAAAGAAGTTGGCCCTGCCAGCACATATGCCGAGCCTCACACAATGAGTGGTAAAGCCATGACTAAGGCTCCAGTTGAATTTGGAACAAACCCCGGTTTTCCTCCAAATCTTAGCAAAGCCGATACGGTTGATATGTCTGTTGGGCACATCAGCAAGTCTGCTGGCAAAGAACCAATTAAGACTGATGGTATTAAAATTCGTGGAACTGGATGTGCTACTAAAGGCACAATGGCGCGGGGGCCGATGGCGTGAACTACGCTGAATTATCTGCGGCAATTCAGGATTACACAGAAAATTACGAAGGCTCTTTCGTAAATAATATTCCTGTTTTTGTAAAACAAGCAGAACAGCGAATCTACAACACAATCCAGTTTCCAGCGCTTCGCAAAAACGTAACAGGACTAACAACGGCAAATAATAAATATTTGTCATGCCCGAATGATTTTTTGGCTGTTTATTCAATTGCAGTCTACCCCACTGGAGGGGAATATACTTATCTTTTAAATAAGGACGTTAACTTTGTTAGGGAGGCGTACCCGCAGCCAACAGATATAGGTTTGCCTAAATATTACGCACTTTTTGGTCCGCAAAGTTTGTTCCCTACGGAGTTAACATTTTTGTTAGGTCCAACGCCAGATATTCAATACAACGTAGAGCTGCATTACTTTTTCTATCCAGAGTCAATCGTCACAGCGAGTACAACTTGGTTGGGCGAAAACTTTGATACGGTGTTGTTGTACGGTTCTTTGGTCGAAGCATACACTTATATGAAGGGTGAGCAAGACATGATGGGCCTCTACGATGGAAAGTACAAAGAAGCAATTGCATTAGCAAAACGCTTGGGCGATGGCATGGAGCGCCAAGATGCCTATCGTTCTGGACAATTTAGACAGCCGGTGGGATAATGGCTTTCACTGGAAATTGGGCTACAAATACGTTTAAAACTGGGCTTCCTAGCGGAACGTTCAACTTTAATACAGGCACGACTCAAGTTTTTAAAATTGCGTTGTATACAAACGCTGCTACATTAAATGCAAATACAACCGCATATACATCAGTTGGAGAAGTTGTTGCTTCTGGTTACACTGCAGGCGGACAAGTTCTTTCAATTAACCAAGTTCCTACAACAGGTTCATCTGGAACGATTTGTTATTTTTCTTTTAACAACGCTGTCTGGAGTTCTGCATTGACAGCCAGAGGCGCATTAATCTATTTATTTAACGGAACTACAAATCCAGCTATTTGTGTGTTAGATTTTGGTTCAGACAAAAAATCAAACAGTACTTTTACAGTTCAATTTCCAGCAATTACCAATACATCTGCAATTATTAGGATATCGTGATGGAAAAGTCATTTGCAGCCGGTGAATTTTATATTATTTGCTACGACAAAGACGGCAACATAAAGTGGGAAGAGAGAAACCACAATCTTGTTGTAAGCAGCGGCGTTCAGTATATGGCGGGCACAGGGCTTGATGGTGTAACAACCAGAATTACAAGTTGGTATATTGGTTTGATTGGGAATGCCCAATCAACGACAACGTTTGCCAATGCAGACACAATGTCTAGCCACGCTGGATGGTCAGAATTTATTGGATACAGCAATGCTACAAGACCGGCTGCTACTTTTGTTACGGCAACTTTAGCAAATCCTTCGGTTGTTACAAACTCAGCATCTGTTGCTGCATTTACTATTAACTCTGCGTTTGCTTCCACCGGGTCTTCTATTTCTGGAACTACGTTAACAATTGGATCGTTAACATCTGGAACTATTTCTCCGGGGCAAATTATTACTGGAACTGGCGTAACTGCTGGAACGTATATTATTTCTGGTTCCGGTTCTACTTGGACGGTATCGCCGTCGCAAACAGTTGCATCAACTGCAATTAGTTCAGCTACATCTGTAGTGGCTGGTGCATTTTTGACAAGCAACAACACAAAAGCAGGCACGACTGGAACTTTGTTTTCTGCATCTGATTTTTCAGCAGGAGAGCGTACGGTTATTGCTACTGATGTGCTTAACGTAACTTATACGTTTAGTTTGACTGGATCTTAATAGAGTGGGTATATGAAAACCATTCCGCCAACCTACACTTTTCTATACGACAAAGTAAGGTTTGCGGTTTATCACGCAAACGCGGGAGAAGGGTTGCTACGCCACGAACATACTTTTGCACATTTAACTATGTGCGTGGCGGGTCTTTGCGCTATTCGCAAAGAAAACGTTTATAAGGAAATGGACAAGGCCACTATTCCAGTCATTTTAAAAGAAAACGAATGGCACGAAGTGGAAGCCTTAGTAGACAACAGCATTTTTATTAATGTTTTTCCTGCTACGGAAGAAGAATGACTACTTGTGTTTTGTTCAACGACAAAGGCGAGTTTGTTAATATAATTGTTGCTGAACCCGGAGATTGGGTTGAAGAGGGCTGGCGGCTTGAAGAGCTAAAACCCGGATATGTCTGGACTGGCACTGCAATTATGACTGTTGAAGCTGCGGCTGCAGCAGCAAATAAACAAGTTACTCCGGAAATAATCTAATGCCAACCGTAGTAACGATTGCAATTACATCCGGAACTCGTTGGAGGGTTCCGGCAGATTGCAACTCTGCAACTATTGAGTGTATTGGAGCCGGCGGGATAGGCGGCGGTGGGTATTCTAAAACAACTCTAACCCTAACTCCACTCTCTCTTGCGTATATAAATATTGGCGCAGGCGGGGCTTATGCTAATAGTGGCCCGCTTAATAACAATCCCGGTGGGGACACTTGGTTTAATACCTCGTCTGGCGCTCCGTCCTCAAGCACAACCGGCGCATTAGCTAAGGGCGGAGGCGCACTTCCAGTTGGAGCCTATGGAACGGCTTTAGGAGGGCAGGCTTCGGCTGGAGTTGGAACCCTAAAATATTCGGGTGGCGCGGGCTACGGGGCGTATATATCGTATTGTTGTGATGGGAGCACTTTTTATAACGCCAATATTAGAAGCTTTGGCGGTGCAGCAGGCCCAAATGGTGCTGGTGGAGATGGATACCAAGCCAATTCTCCCGGCGGCGGTGGCGGGGCTAATGGTGGCTCTTCTTCTACCGGAGTTAATGGAGGCAATAACAGACTAGGCTCTGGTGGGGGCACGGGCGGCGCTAGCCCAACAGCGGGAACAAGTGGTGGTGGCGGTGGGGGTAATACAAGCGCAAACTCCGGCGCCGTAGGTAGTGTAGATCCAGTTTGGACGGACTATTCCGGCGTAACATATGGACCGGCTGGAGGTGCAGGCGGTGGTGCAGGTTCTGGAATTGGAACGACAGGTACTAATTACGGCGGGGGTGGAAGCTATTATGGGGGTCAGGGTTTAATTATTATTACTTACAACGCAACAGTAACTATTGCGTCCTCGTATGTAGAAGTATTAAATGACACTGGCGGAACTGCCGTGTCTACACCAAATAAATGGCGCATTCCTTACGGTATAGATTCAATAACAATTCATGCAATTGGTAGTGGAAGCAACGGACTAATTGCCACCCCTTTTAGCGGCGGTGGAGGCGGCGCGTATTCAACATCTACAATTGACGTAAGCACATTAAATAACACTACGGCGTATTACTTACTTTACACAAATATTGCTCAATCTGGCGGCAATGACGCGTGGTTTAACAAGCTAACTAATTCCGCCCCAACAATCTCAACAAATGGTGTTTTAGCAAAAGCAGCTCCTGCAAATAGCACCGCTGGTGGAGCAGCAAGCCCAACTTCAATAGGGACTACTACTTTTGCCGGAGGTACTGGCGGTGCAGGAGCGGGGACAACAATTATAAAATATGGCTCTGGAGGTGGTGCAGCAGGCCCTAGCGGTGTAGGTAAAGCTGGCGGAGCTTCATATAACACTGCTGGGTCTGCATCTGGAGGCGGCGGCGGCGGAGCAAACGGTGGCTCTTCAACTGCCGGTGTGGCTGCAAGCAGTGCGACGGTAGCTGGTGCTGGGGGCGCTGGAAACGGCGGAACTGGTGGTGGCGCTGCAGCAACTGCAACAACTAATGCGGGCGCTGGAACTAACGGCGGGGGCGGGGGCGGAGGTAAAAACACAGCCGGAACCTTCCTAAATGGCGGTAGTGGAGGTATGCAGGCCATTTGGACCGATACCGGAACAGGTACGCAGACTGGACCGGGTGGCGGGGGCGGAGGTAACGCGGCAATTGATATAAATAATATTGGATCACCCGGTGGTGGCGCTAACTACGGTGGCGGAAGTAGCGCAGTTGGAGGAATGCCGCTAATAGTTCTTCAATATACAATAACTAAAGGACTTACATATGCAAGTTCAATTTCAGAATCTGCGGCAGGGAGTGATGTAAATTCTGGAGCAATATTGTTAAGTGCAAATTCTTCTGAATCTGCATCAGGAGCAGCTCCAATAACGGTAATTGCATCTTTATTTACAAACTCAAATGAAAGTGCATCTGGACTTGAAAGCGGAACAAAGTATATATCTTTTTTCCCGGTTATCAATGAAAATGCGACTGGTTCTGAAAGTCTCTCATCAAAGCATATAACACAAAATCAAATTGCAGAAAATTCAATAGCAGACGGTAGCGCCTTGGGATCCCGCAGCTTTGAATCTCAAGTATCAGAATCTGCACAAGCCCAAGGCGCCACAAGCAAATCCAGAACGGCAAACGGAACAATTAATGCTGCAGCAGGGGCGTCAACAAATATAACCAAAAGCTCTTTATGGACGCCTATTATTAACACGCAATCTATAACTTGGAATCAAGTTAATACAAACAACACATAAAGGACTGTCATGGCCGTTACTTCTTTTACTCCAATTTTAGGATTGGCTCTTCCAACAACCGGAGATCTAAGCGGCACTTGGGGCACGACTGTAAATAGTTTTATTACAAGCTATTTGGATGGAGCAATTGCAGGCACAAACACAATTGCGTTGACATCTAATATATCATTAACAAAAACCGTTGCTCCAGCAAGCTTAGGAAGCTCATCATCTCAATACGCAATATTAAATGTAACTCCAGATGCGATTGGAAGAACCTTAACGGTTCCAGCGACAAGTAAAATATATGTAGTCAACAATCTTGGAAGCTACTCATTTACTTTAAAAGCTCTTGGTCAAACAGGAATAGTCATTTCCGCTGGAGAAAAATGCGTTGCTGCATTTACCGGAATTGATTTTACAAAAATTGCAAATTACAATGGAAGCGGGCTGTTTTCATCTGTTACGATAAGTTCAATTCCAACCGACAGAGTAATATATACAACATCTGGAGGAGCTTTAACCAGTAGTGCTAATATTACTTTTAACGGAACATCATTATCTACAAACCTTTCTGGGTGTACTAGCGTACCTGTTAATCAAGCAATTAATAATTTGCCAGTTGCAAATTTAAATAGTGGTACTAATGCAGGAACTAATACATTTTGGCGTGGAGATGGAGTTTGGGAAGTTGTAAGCCCAGACGGCCCAGACACAAGCATTGTATATAATGCTGCTGGAACTTTGGGTGGAGATGGTGCTTTTACATATGACGGAAACCAAATATATCTGAACTCAATTTTTATTGGACCCGGAGCAAACGCAAGCACAACAAGTTATTCAAATCTTGGGATTGGGGCAGACACTCTTCAAAACGTAACCACTGGATTAAATTCAGTAGCGGTCGGCTCCGGAGCGTTAGAGTATTTTACAAGCGGTGATTCAAATGTTGCAGTTGGAAAATCTGCCGCACAAAATATGGATGCGGGGGCTTCTAACGTCGCTGTTGGGAACCAGACTTTATACAATGCTTCTGGGGCTGTGTATGATAATGTTGCAGTTGGTTATAATGCTTTATATAGCGCATATAACTCATCTGGCGCACAAGCATGCAATAATACAGCAATCGGCAGCGGATCTCTTTTATCAAGCACTACTGGTTCGAGTAATACCGCATTAGGCTATCAATCTCTTTATAGTTTAACAACCAGCTCAAACAACGTTGGATTGGGGCATCAATCTATTTATAGCTTAACAACCGGCTCAAGCAACGTTGGATTGGGATATCAATCTCTTTATAACTTAACAACAGGCGGAAACAACGTTGCAATTGGAAATTTGGCGGGAACTGATACCGTAATAAATATTACAAATCAAAGCAATAGAATAGTAATTGGAAACGACTCCTCTACAAACGCTTATATTAAAGTTGCATGGACGGTTGTTTCTGATGCCCGTGATAAAACTTCAATAGCTGCGGTTCCTCATGGTTTAAGTTTTATAGCTTCTTTAACTCCAATTTCGTATCAATTTAAAACCTCTAGGAAAGACGAAACTGCAACCGGGCCAGTAAGGTACGGGTTTAAAGCCCAAGATATCTTGGCACTAGAAGGCGCAAATCCAGTAATCATTGATAATACAGACCCGGATCATTTAAAATACAACGAAAGCTCGATGATTGCGGTTTTGTGTAACGCAATTAAAGAACTTAAATCGGAGCTTGATTTGGTAAAAGCCGAGCTGTTATCTTTAAAAGGAAATTAAAATGGCTGAGAAATGGATTCAAAATGCGATCAAGAAGCCGGGTGCGCTGCGTGCTGAACTTGGTGCCAAGCCGGGTAAGCCCATCCCTGAGAAGAAGTTAGCCGCTGCGGCAAAAAAACCCGGAACTTTGGGCAAGCGTGCTCGGTTGGCCGAAACGCTTAAGGGAATGAAGTAATCTAACTGTCTTAGTTTTTTAGTAAACTTAGTATGGGCATCCGCCCGCCTAACTCCGGAGATAGTTATGAAAGACGACATTATTGAAATGTTTGAAGGTGTTGAGCCTCTTGAGGCGCTAAACACTTTGTTCTCGGTTATCTACGCAATTGCAGCAGAAAACGGCATTAGTGAATTCAACCTCAGCAGCCTGTTCTCTTCTAACATCGAAATCATGTTTGAGATGGACTCTCAAGAAGATGAAGAAGTTGAAGAAGAAGCCGTAGAAGTGGACGAACAAACTGACGATTGATGTCAGCGCCCCCGGAAACGGGGGTGTTATTGTTTTTTCACAATACTATGATATGAGGTTGGGTTCCAAAATAAGGAACTAAATCATGGTATCGGTCGTCTCTGATGAAGAGTTCATCCGTCTCTGGGAAACTCTTAAATCTTGCAAAGAAATAGCCAAAGCAACCGGCATTACAGAGCGAAATATTCGTAAACGACGCCGGTCTCTAGAGGGAAAGTTTAGCATAACCCTCGATATTAAAGAGCCCATCAAGCACCACATTCAAAAAGCCAGACATCAAGCTGGCATGACAGATGGTGTGGTGTTGGTTTTTTCAGACGCTCATTTTTGGCCCGGAATCAGAACAACGGCTTTCAAAGGTTTGTTGTGGGCGATCAAGGAGCTTAAACCTTACGTTGTTGTTAACAATGGTGATGCGTTTGATGGAAGCGCGATCAGCAGATTCCCAAGAATTGGCTGGGGGCATCAGCCATCGGTTAAGCAAGAATTAGAAGCTTGCCAAGAAGCACTCAAAGAAATTGAAGATGCATGTGAGAAAGCAAGGCACCACACACAGTTGGTCTGGCCGCTAGGAAATCATGATAGCCGGTTTGAAACTAAACTGGCTCAAGCGATCCCTCAGTTTGAAGGGGTCAACGGAACGGCTCTTAAAGACCATTTTCCCAAATGGATTCCATGCTGGAGCTGTTGGTTGACAGAAGATGTTGTGGTTAAGCATAGGTACAAGTCTGGAGTTCACGCAACTCATCAAAATACTACTGCGTCTGGCAACTCTATTGTGACGGGTCATTTACACTCTCTTCGCGTAACGCCATTTTCAGATTATAATGGTACTAGGTGGGGAGTGGACACTGGAACTTTGGCAGAAACGGATGGTCCGCAGTTCTTGGATTATCTAGAAGACAATCCTGTCAATTGGCGCTCTGGGTTTGCTGTATTAACGTTTAAAGATTCAAAGCTTCTTTGGCCTGAGTTGGTCAGCAAACACGCTGAAGGTATCATTGACTTCCGTGGTCAACTCATTGATGTGAGCAAACTATGACTGAAAAGTTAGAAGCCAAAAGTCAGTTGATTGAGAAGACCGCGTTTGCCGTCTTACCGATTCTTTTCACTTGCGTTGTCTATCTGATGAGCGCGTTGGACAAGATCACGCATGATGTGACGGTTCTCAACGCCAAGATCAGCCTTGTGGTCACCAGCGACAACAAACAAGCCGCCAACAGCGGCGCAGAACTGGCGCGGGAAAAGTTGCGCCAAGATCTAGAAAAGCAGATTGGTGAGAACCGTGAGCTTATCCACCTGAACCGAGAGCGGATTGTCATTCTTGAGCAGAAGGTGAAGTGATGGCTGATTTTAACCCCGCGTTTGACAAGATGATCGTCGATGAAGGCGGTTACGTTTTACACACTGTTCCGGGTGATACCGGGGGAATGACTTATGCAGGAATTGCACGCAACCCAAATCCTCAATGGCCCGGTTGGAACCTCATTGACCACGGTGCTATCGATAATCCGCTTCTTACTGGGATGGTTCGCAACTTTTATAAGGTTGAGTTTTGGGATCGTGTACGAGGGGATGAGATTGCGAACCAAGTTGTTGCAGAAAACATCTTCAACTTTGGCGTAAACACCGGCATTAAAGTAGCGGTCAAGTTGGCGCAATTGATTGTAGGCGCTACCCCGGATGGCGCGGTTGGTGATGTGACATTGCAAAAGTTCAACACTATTGACGGCGAAGCGTTTAGAAAAGCTTACGCGCTGGCAAAGATTACCCGCTACGCAGACATCTGCAATAAAAACAAAACCCAATCCAAGTTTCTCCTTGGTTGGATTAACCGCACTCTGAAAGGGCTGAAGTAATGGATCTGATTGGTATTGGGTCAATCATTGAAGGAGTTGGCAAAGTTGCGGGCGATCTTATTACGACAGATAAGGAGAGGCTCCAGATGGCACTGGAGGACCGAAAACTCGACTTGGAGGAAAAGAAAATTGACCAAGCCACTGATTTGGCACAGGTCGAAATTAATAAGATTGAGGCCGGTTCATCTAGCGTATTTGTCAGCGGTTGGCGTCCTGCTGTGGGTTGGGTTGGGGTTCTTGGCTTGGCTTACCAGTTCCTTGGCTACCCTTTGATGCAGTGGTTGTGGGCTTTTGGACAAGGTTACGATATCATTCCAAAAGGTTTAAACCCGCCTCCTGACCTGCAAGTTGAGCAGTTAATGACGCTACTCGCCGGGTTGCTTGGGTTTGGTGGAATGCGGTCATTCGAGAAGCATAAGGGCGTAGCGAGTAAATAAATGCCGTTATCCAAAATTATTTTTAAGCCGGGAGTCAATAGGGAAAACACTCGTTATACAAACGAAGGCGGGTGGTTTGAGTGCGACAAAGTTAGATTTCGACAAGGAACTCCAGAATCTATTGGAGGATGGGAGCGAATTTCTTTTTATAATTTTATTGGAATATGCAGATCAATGTGGAATTGGTCTACATTAGCTGGATTAAATTTGCTTGGGCTTGGAACAAGCAAAAAATTTTATATTGAATCGTCTGGCAGTTATTATGATATAACGCCAATTAGGTCAACAGTAACGCTTGGCGCAAGTCCATTTTTAGGTAACGGAACAACTACTGTTACAGTTACTGCAGCTTCGCACGGAGCAACTGACGGTTCATATGTAACATTTAGCGGGGCTACAGGAACATATGCAAATGACTTAAACAATGAATTTGCAATTTCTTATGTAGATGCTAATAGCTACACAATTACTGTTGGATCTATTATACCTGCTGGATCGACTGGTGGAGCTGCAGTTGTTGCAGCGTATCAAATTAATATTGGATCGGACATTCAACAAACTCAATATGGATGGGGCTCTTTAACTTGGGGCGCTGGGAATTGGGGGCAAACAACCAGTTCAAATGACTCAATAATGAGAATTTGGAGTCAAAATAATTATGGCCAAGACCTTGTTTTTGGTCCTAAAGGAAGTTCTATTTATTATTGGCAAGCCAATTCTGGTCTTACATCCAGAGGCGTACTGTTATATCAACAAGGCGGAAACGTAACATTTACGGTTGGCTCTCCAGTTACGGCCCCTGCTCTTGTAACATTAACAGCATCGCTTACAGATGGGACGGCAGTTCAATTTGGAGCAACATCTTTGCCGACTGGAATTACAGCCGGAACAACATATTATTTGTTTAATGTTAATGGATTAACTGCAAATTTGCTTGATACAAATGGCGCTCAAGTTGCGGTTTCTACAGCAGGCACAGGAGTGTATATATCAAATCTAGTTGATTGCCCTGTGGTGCAGAATTATTTGTTTGTATCTGACACAAGCAGATTTTTGTTTGCTTTTGGCTGCAATGACTATGGCTCTGCAACTATGAACCCTATGTTGGTCAGATGGTCAGACCAAGATAACATCCTTGAGTGGACGCCAGACGCCACAAACCAAGCAGGTAGTATTCAATTATCGCACGGATCTAACATTGTTACGGCTGTTCAAACCCGTCAAGAAATAGTTGTTTTCACTGATTCGACTGTTTATTCAATGCAGTATCTTGGAACTCCGGTGGTTTGGGGCTCTCAGCTTTTGGGCGATAACATTTCAATTATGAGCCAGAACGCAGCAGTTATTGCTTCTGGCGTTGTCTACTGGATGGGTGTAGACAAGTTTTACATATATGATGGTCGGGTTCAAACTTTAAATTGCGACCTCCGTAAATTTGTTTTTTCTGACATTAATCTTGAGCAAACACAACAAATATTTGCAGGTACAAACGAAGGATTCAATGAAGTTTGGTGGTTTTATTGTTCACAAGACAGCACAACAATTGACAAATATGTTGTGTACAACTACTTAGAGCAAGTTTGGTATTACGGAGCTATGGCCAGAACTGCTTGGCTAGATTCAGGATTAAGGTCAACTCCGCAAGCGGCAACTTATTCATATAACATTGTTAATCATGAATCCGGGATTAATGATAACGAAACCGGCACCCCGCTTCCTATTAATGCGTACATATCGTCTTGTGAGTTTGACATACAAGACGGTGATCGATATGGATATATTTGGCGCGTACTGCCAGACTTAACTTTTAATCAGTCAACAGTTTCGCTGGAAGGAGATCAGCCAAAATTAACAATGACGCTTTACCCAATGCAAAACTCAGGGTCTGGCGTTTCAACTCCGGCAAGCGCTAACGTAACAAAGATAGCTGAGTATAACGTTACTGAAGAATTTACTGGTATTATTTACACTCGAGTCCGGGGCCGCCAGATGATCTTTAAGGTTGAGTCCAATCAGGTCAACACCGCATGGCAGCTAGGGGCGCCACGATTTGACATTCGTCCGGACGGAAGGCGATGAGTTATATAGTTACAACTAACTATGAACTGCAAAAAGTTGCTGCGCCCAATCTCCCTTTGGCTCCAACTCGCTGGAGCAGACAGTATCAAGATCAGTTTAGCAATGTTTTGCGTTTGTACTTCAATCGACTTGATAAGTATCTAAATCAACTTATGGCTACTGCGGCGTCAGGCTCAACACCAATTACGTTTCCTCCTACTGCATTAGACGCATTTGGACGGCAGCGGGTCAGTCAGCCGTACACTCTGTTTGATAGCCAGAGCCGCTACGCTGCGGACAACCAGTTTGACACATCAACAACCGGGACAGGCTCAACCACATACAACAGCAACCAAGCCAGCGTAAGTATGAGTGTGACTGCTGGCGGCGTAGGCTCAGTGGTCCGTCAGTCTTACAGAAGTTTTCCTTACCAGCCCGGTAAGGGTCTGTTGGTGCTTGCCACGTTTCAAATGGACTCTAGCACCAGCGCTAACTTAAGCCAAAAAGTCGGCTACTTCAACGCTCAGAACGGAGTATTTTTTTCCAAAGTTGGCAGCACCAATGCTTTCACTTTGCGATCTTATACGGGTGGATCAGCAAACGACTCAAGGTCCGTAACTCAAACAAATTGGAACGGCGATAAACTTGATGGAACCGGCGCATCAGGGATAACCTTAGACCTTACTCACCCGCAGATTCTGTGGATGGACTTTGAGTGGTTAGGCGTTGGGTCGGTGAGGTGTGGGTTTATTATTAACGGGGAGTATATTGTCTGCCACACTTTTAACACCGCAAACGTATACGGCACTACCGTATACATGACAACGGCTATCTTGCCGGTTCGGTATGAAATTATTTCAACGTCTGCTGTTGCTGCGACTTTGACTCAGATTTGTTCTTCTGTTGTTTCTGAGGGCGGGTTTGAGGCAACTTCGGTTGAGCATTCCGCTTCCATGACAAATCTTACTGCTTCTTCTTATTTAACAACTTCCTATAAACCATTAATCTCTATACGACTAGCTTCTGGAAGAACTGGGGCAGTGGTATTGCCAACTACACTTAATTTTTTACCGTCCACCGCAGACAATTTTCAAATTGCACTTGTAAAAAACGCAACTCTTTCTTCCCCATCATGGTCTGCGGTAACATCAGATTCAAATGTTGAACAGGATATCAGCTCTACTTCGTATACCGGCGGAACTTTAGTTTATGCTGAGTTTGCAACTGGCAAAACGGGGCGAAGTATTTTATCGGTTGGCGCAGGGTACAACTGGGACATGCAATTAGGTGCATCTATTGCCGGTGTTAGCGACACTTTAACTTTGGTAGCAAGAACTGTGACAACAGGTGGTGCAACTACAGGCGGCGGTATTGGGGCAATTTCTTTTTATGATTTAACACAATAACCGAGAAAAGACATGAATTTTGTGGAACTGTTTAATGTTGTGGCAAGAATAGCAAAGCCAGTGCATTTAGACTTAAAACAAGCAGAATCTTTAGATGACAGATTTGAAGATTTAGGAATAGATAGCTTAGATGGTCTTGTTATTGGAATGTATTTATTTGAACTTTATGGAATTGGAGAAGAAAAAGAAGAAGGCTTTCATCCAGAAACCGTTGGCGCATTTTACGAATTTTTAATTGCAAACAAAACAAAAGAACCCAAATCAATCGAGGAAGCACGGGAGCAAATTCAGTGATCTATTTGACTCACTTTAATACGGCTTCTACTTCATATGTAGAAGAGCTTACAGATATTATTTATCCGCAAAAAGTTCACTGGTTTCCAGAAACTTATAAGCGCGTAAAGACCGGGATGTTTTCGCCGGTACATCGCATGGCAGAAAAAGTTATGGATGAGGCCATAACAAAGTGGCTCAGGGAGAATCCAGTAGACGGCAAGACCGCGTTTATTTTTGCTGCGGGCAATTCAAGTTTGTCTGGATCTAGCAATAGACCATATAATAGTCAACTAACGTTCAAATACAGGTTTCTTCCGTTTTCATTGTCTCACATTTATTGTGGAAGAATGTCTCAAAGCTGCGGCTCAATAAACATGACTCAGACCGATGCGAGCGCATGTGCAAGCAGCTTAAAAGTTATGATGGATGTTGAAAACTTAATTAAAAATTATGATTTTGACAGGGTAATTGTTGTTTCTGTTGAAGACGCAATCTCTGATGTTGTTCTAGAGTTTTTTGGAGAATGCGGGGCCTCTTTAACAATCAAAGACGAAACGCAAAACAACGTAAAGCCTTCGGCTTTTGACGGTTTAAACAAAGGGTTTTATGTTGGGCAGGGCGCGGTGTTTGCTGTTTTTCACTCAGAAAAAGCCGTAACAAAGTTACAGCTTACTCCAAAGGCTAGGATTGTTGGGTCTTATGCCGCTGGGGAACAGTCGACAAACGCAATAGGGCAGTGCGAAGACGGAGAAGGTTTTGTCAATGTAATAAACGGTGCGTGTTGGTATAGTAAAACAAACAAGAACGACATTAACATTGTTAAGGCTCATGGCACTGGAACGCTGTCGAACAACAAGGCAGAGAAAGCCGCGTTGCTAAACTCTGGCATTCCTAACTTTGTTGCAACATCGTACAAACAAAGGATCGGCCACACACTTGGGCCAAGCGGGTTGCTTGAAACTTGCTTGTTGTTAGAGGATTTGAAGTCTGGGTTTGTCCCAGAAATTTTAAACCGCACTGAAGAAGACAGCGTGTTTCTTTCAAAGCCAGAGCCAAAGCCTGACGGATTGATTCTTAGTCTTGCCGCAGGGATGGGGAACATTTATGTTGCAACAATTTTCGAGAATTTGTCATGATTGACAGCAAACAAAAAAAGTTAACAAGCGCGCAAATTATTGAGATTGCAGCCATGAACACTGGCGTGCAGCGCCCAATAAACGAAATTAAACAAATGTTAACCATTGAACTTAATATGGCTAACACTTGGAAGATGAGAAATGGAAATACAATTTTTGTTGTTCACAAAAGCGATCAACCGGGATATGGTTGGTTTAGAGCATTAAATGCAGATACGGCAAAAAACTTTTTAGAAAACAGCAGGGTATTTGCAGATTCAGCTTATAAAGTTGGCTTTGATGTTGTTGTTACAAACTTTAAAGACCCAACTATTTTAAATATTTTTAAAGTAATTTCTAAAAACCCTGTCAGAGACGGAATGGGTTATGTTGCACAAAAAACAAAAAATGGCTATAGAGTTACTTTGGTTTTAGGGCCAAAAAGGAAATAACATGAGCGCCGTTGTAGATTTTGTTAGTGATGCTATTGATGCAGTTGGAGATGCTGTATCTGGAGTAGTTGACGCGGTTGGTGATGTAGGTCAAGGAATTATAGATGCAGCATCTGATGCTGTTGACTATGTTGCAGAAAACCCTTTGTTGCTTGTTGCTGCAGTTGCAGCTCCGTTTGCTTTAGAAGCATTAGCTTTTGATGCCGCTGTTGGTACAACCGCATTAGGTGGTTATGATTTAGCAATGGCTGATGCTGCAGCCTCTTTGTCCGGTAGTACAGCCGCCGCTGCTGCTGGAGCCGCCGGATTAACTGGTTATGATGCAGCAATGGCTGATGCTGCAGGTTCTCTTGCCGCTGGTGATGCTGCTGCTGCTGGTACAACCGGATTAACTGGTTATGATGCAGCAATGGCTGATGCTGCAGGTTCTTTTCCTGCTACTGCCGAGTCACTGGCAGCGGCTGATGCAGCGGCGGGGTTGATTCCCGAAGCAGCGTCTAATGAATTTCTTCAGGGTTATAGCAATTTAAAAGATTTTTTTACAGATAGTTTAACTAATGCTTTTTCTGGTCCATCGTTAAATACTGCATTAGATACTGCGCTTGAGGTTCCGTCAGCTCAAGAAGCAGTTCAAGTTGGACAACAAGCACTTGAATCTACCGGGACTTCTTTACAAGTTGCAGATCCATATCAAGTGTTTGGCGCTCCGGGTCAAGCAGATCCATTAGCAGAAATTGTTAATAGCAGTGAAGCATCCCTTACTCCAGAAGATTTAAATGCTTTAACCGAAGAATCCCCAACAATTTCAAAAGAATTGCAGGGATATGACGCTGCGATGAATAACGCTGCGTCATCTGTCAATCAAAGGATTGGATTAGAAGGGTACGATGCGGCAATGGCTGATGCCGCGGCCTCCGTGGCCAGTCCAGCAGATGTTTCTGCAGCAATGGCTGGTGCAACTGGCGCAGCTAGCTCGGCTGGCGCAGCTTCTGGCCCATCTGTTATAGGCCCAGCTCCAGAAGGTTACGACCTTATGGGTAGACCTATTAATGATACGCTTAGAAGCGGATTATCAAATCTTGCCTCCGCCTATATGGAAAATCCATTGGCTTTGCTTGGGACTGCTTATGGCGTTTACAGCGGCGTAAACTTGCTTGATCAAGTGTTATCCGGGAGTGGAAATCAAGGTGCAGCAAATAATTCTAGTAGTGACGTCAGCAATACAACTGGAATTAGTGAACCAGTAAAAGGTGGACCAGTACAAAATATCGGGCTAAAAGATTTATACGATTACGCGGCATTGTCTAGAGATGCAAAAGCATCTGAAGCAATTAAACAGCAATCTCCAGCTTACGCCAACATGCAATTTAGAGATCTTCTTGCTCCTTCTGAAAGAAAACAACTTAATACAAATTATGTAACTTTAGAAGATATTCAAAAATTAATGAAAGGATAAGCTATGAACCTGCTTAATATAAACACATATACAAAGCCAATTAAAAAAGCTGCGGAGCAGGTTGGTTTAAGTGGTGTATATGATACATTATCTGGTGCGGCAAAAGAAGCAGGTAAAGTAGCTCCATATGTTATTCCGTTTATTCCGGGTGCGGCTTTTGCTGGGCTTGGAGATTTGGGCTCCGCATTAGCTAGTCCAATGGGTCGAGCTGCTTTGTCTGGGGTGGCTGGAACATTTGCCAACGGTCGTCCAAATCTCAAACAGGGTTTGATGAGCGGGTTAACTACTTATGGATTAAGCGCTGGTTATCAGGGGCTTCAGGCTGCTGGAGGATCGGCTGCACCTGCGGGTCTTTCGGAAGAAGCTGGCAGGGCAATATCTGGTGCATCCAATTTGATGTCTGGCAATCCAGTTTTGTCTGAAGGTGCAAAAGCTGCTCTAGGTGAAGAAGCCGGAAGGGGTGCGCTGACTGCAGGGTACATGGGTGTTACTGGCTTGGCTGCATTAGACGAACAAGAAAAGTATCTTGAACAACTAAAAGCAGAAAACAAAATTAGCGACGATTTGTATGCAAAAAAGAAAGCTCAAATCGCAGCAGCGAAAGAAAGTGCAACCAGAGCAATGAATGCAAATCCGTATAAGCTTGCTCATGGCGGGTCAATCCCTCGATTTGTTAGTGGGCCGGGAGACGGCATGAGCGATTCAATTCCTGCTAATATAGATGGGAATCGCCCAGCAAGACTGACTGACGGGGAGTTTGTGATCCCTGCGGATGTAGTCAGTCATCTTGGAAACGGGTCTAGCAAAGCCGGAGCCCAACAACTTTACGCCATGATGGATCGCGTAAGAAGGGCTCGCACTGGATCTGCCAAGCAAGGCAGGCAAATTAATGCACATCGTATGATGCCTGTTTAAGGATTAAAAATGGCAACTACCACCACAACCGGCACCAGTAGCGCAACAATACCGGAAGAGCTACAACCGTATTTTATTGGTACGACTACATCTCCGGGATTGTTGCCAACAGCACAATCAGTATTTAGTAGATCTTATGCTGATACTTTTAAGCCATTAGAAGATTCTGGCCTTATGGGTGCCGGAAGGGTTGCCGGTTTAACTCCAGATCAAGTTAATCTTGGCCAGCAAATACGGAACATGCAAAGGCCGGATCAGTTTAATACTGCTAATGGATTTATTAATACTGGCGGACAAACATTAACAAATCTAACAAACCAACAAGCAGCAACTGTTAATGCTCCTGATTTACAAACGTTCCAGCTTGGAAATGCTCAGACTTTTGGATCTGATCAAGCAAATCAGTACATGAGTCCGTTTGTTCAAGCTGCTTTAAATCCACAGTTACAGGCATTACAAAGACAAAATGCAATTGACCAGCAAGCAATAGGAGCAAAATTTGCCGGTTCTGGTGCGTTTGGCGGAGGAAGGCAGGCAATTGGTGCCGCTCAGGCAAATGCAGAAACTGCCCGACAAATGAATCAGGCAATTGGTACTGGTTACCAAAATGCATTTGCTCAAGCCCAACAACAGTTTGAGCGCGACCGTGCGGCGCAAGCAGATGTTAATAAACAAAACCTAAACGCAGCTCTTGGTGTTCAGCAGTTAGGCTCTACTCAAAACATGACGGCTCAAGAGTTAAATCAAAAAGCCGGACTTCAAGCTGCTGCTCAAAGAGCAGAGGCAGCTAGAGGACTTGGGAACATGGCTGCTCAAGCTGGCCAATTAGGAACGGCGCAACAGGCGACTGACATTGACCGAATGAAGATGGCTGGAGCCCAAGGGGATCTTGAACGGTCTCTAAATCAGCAAAGACTTGATGCTCGATATGAAGACGTTTTAAGACAAATAAAATTCCCAGAAGAACAAATTTCAGGAATGTCTTCTATTCTTAGAGGAACTCCAGTAAACAGCACTGTTTACAATTCAACGCAGTTAACGTCGCCCCCAAGTTTGATGGGGCAGTTGGCAAACGCGGGAATATCTGGTTTGTCGCTATATAATTTGATGCAACCAAAATAACCTTGAGTAAGTCATGGGTATATTAGACGCAATCCGTGTACAGAAAGCTGGGCAAAAATCTGTTCAAGAGCTTTCTCAGTTGCCTCAACAAGAGATCATGAAGATGGCCCAGATGGGTCAGATTCCTGCTGATGTTGTGCCTGTGATTATTAGTGAGAAAGCGCGGATGGCTCAACAGGCCGCGCAAGTTCAGGCTATGCAACAACAAAGACCGCCCACGGTCATGGATCAGGCGATGCAAGTTAATGCTCAACAAGAGCAACAAGGATTGCCAGCCATACCAACTCAAGGGATGTTTCAGCCGCAGAACTATCGAGGCGGCGGGATTGTTGGATATGCAGGTGAAGGGGAAGAGGGCCAGCTTGTAAGAACAGATCCAGTTTTGCCTCCAGAAGTTGGTGCAATCGAGCCAACTACTTCGTCAAACTCACAAACTCCAAGCTTTGAACGATCATTAAGGCAATCAAAAGAGGCTTTAAGAGAATATCAAACCGAGACACAAGCAGAAAAAGACTTAGCAGCAATGCTAAGTAAGCCAGATATGGACAAACAGCAGATGTTGTGGATGAGTCTTTTGAGAGGCGGGTTGAAGGGCCTTGCAAGTGGATCGCAACACGCAGGGGTTGCTATTGGAGAAGGATTGAGCGAAGCCGCCAAGTCTTATGATGAAGGCTTGAAGGAAATGAAAAAGAACCAGTTGGCTTATGCAAAAGAAAGAGCTGACTTGGCTAAGAGCAAAAGACAAGAAGGTGTTGCAGCGGTTACACTTGCAGAAAAATTGTATTCAAATGAAGCTACTCTTCAAGCCGCAATGGAGAAGGCGGTTGCATCAGGAAACTTAAATGCATTTGTTAGACTACAAGTTGCAGCCGCACAAGAAGCCGGAGATCCTAGAAGTACGAAGGTAATAGCCGCAGAAGCTGCAAAAACGTATGTAGAAATGTCAGCGGCTCTTGGGCCTCGAGCAATGTCGGCTGCTGCTGCACAAACAGGAGCTATGGCCAGTGCTAGTCAAGCAGGAACTGCATCCGAAAGAGCAAAGACTGACGCAGAAAGAGCAGCGACTGAAGCAGCATCTCGCCGTGAAGCTCAATTAACAAGAGAAGCCGAACAACAACGACTAATCATCAAAGATGTTGCAACAAAAGCTGAAGAACGGCTAAATGACTTTACTGATACTGAGGCTAAGAAATTAATCAAGCAAGTTGGGCGAGCAAAAGCAAAAGAACAGTTAATGAAAGAAGGTCTCAAAGACTATGCAAGTATTTTAAAACCCGGACAGTCAGCACCTCCGCCATCTGGATTTAAACCGCAAAGCAGTGGACAACTCCCCCCCGGCTTTCAATTAGTTAGATAAAGGTTTGTAATGGAACGTGCTTACAACCCGACAACGGGCGAAGTTCTATTTCAGGTTAACGGAGAGTGGGTCCCACCATCACAAATAGCAAAAAACCCCGATACAGGGGAAATGGCTTATGAAGTAAACGGCCAGTGGGAGATTGTTCCCGCGCTTAAAGAAAAAGCTCCAAAAGCTGAAATGCCTTCGCTAGGCTTTGGCGAAGAAGATATTAAGAAAGCTCAACAGCAGCTTCGTGAACAGCCAGTCATTGGTCTGCCACGGAAGGCTCCTGCGCCTCCTCCTCCAGCCCCTCCTCAAGAGGTCAAAGGTCTTGGGGCGCTTATGGAGAATGTTCCCAAACGCGCTCCGTTGCCTAGTGCGACGTTGCCGGTATCAGAAACTGAGCGCCGCCGCGTAACAACGGCATGGGAAAATGCCACGCCAGAGCAGCGGAAGCTTCTCGAGTCCGCGCCAGGATATGTAGGAGTTATCACAAAAGAACTGGCACAAGCATATCCAAAAGAGGTTCCCAAAGGCGCCTTGGCTATGGTGGATCCTCGGCGGGAAGCGCGTGAAGAAATATTACGCCGTAAGGGCTATTCAAAAGATGTAGCTAATTATCTAACTAACGTAGGCATTGCCAGTGGCGTCAAACCGGGTGAAGAAGAAGCTGCGTTGTTCCCCGGCAAAGTTGAAAAGACTGATGTTAACTTTGATATTGCTAGAACATTTGCAAAACCCGGCCTAAATAACCCGATTGCTCGGGGCGTGACCAAAGGTGCGTTAGCTCTTGGCAAAGCATCGCTGGGTGTTAACCAAGCCATTGCAGATGGGCTTGGGCTTGAGGACACCGGCAAAGACATGGTTCGGTACGCTAACAAAGTTAGGGGTACTGAAGAGGGTCTTGGAGAAAAGGGCACATTCCTTGAGCGGAACTTAGAAGGCGCGATTAGCTCGATTGCTCAACAAGCTCCATCTATGTTTGGCGGAGCAATTACGGGAAGAGCAGCTATATCCCTTGGCAGCATGATCGTTAACTCCTTTGGTCAGGAGTATTCAGACGGTCGAGCCAAAGGTTTGGACGGCGTAGAAGCGTCAGCTAGGGCTGCATTGTACGCGGCGCTTGAAGGTATTGGGGAACGGTTTGGTATTAAAGGAAATCTTTCAGCACTGAAAAAGATTGCTGATGGGATGCCTTTGGATGCGGCCAAAGAGTTCTTATCTAACACTCTAAAGAAAGAACTTCCGGGTGAACTGTTTACTACAACTGGTCAGTTTGTTACTGATCTTGCTCCCGGAATCGGTCTCAATCCTAACGCTACGTTTAAGGATTACCTTGGAGCGGTGGGGGATACGGTTGCCCAAACCATCATGCAGGGTGGGATCATGTCCGGCGCAAGTGCTGGATTGGCCAAACTGCAAGAACGCGGGCCATCGGAAAAGCTTCAATATGCGGAAGCAGAAGGAGCTAAAGATCGTGCAATCCGTGCGTGGGAAGATGCGTTTGCTCCACTAAAGAGCAGAGAGCCAAAGCTAGGCGAGCTTACTCCGTCAACCAAGCGAGAGCCAACAATCGGGCAAACTCAACCTGCTAACAAAGTTGAGCCAAGCCTTCCACAGGAAGAACCTCCAAAAGTTGAAGCACCAACTGCGGAGCCCAAGCTTGGGATTGTAGAGGAAGAAGAGGTTGCCCCTCTTCCTAGTATTAAGGAAGCATTCCAAGGCGCAGCCAAGGGGATGACGGATAACCTTTACCAAGGAATCTTTGATGCTCAACAAAAAGGTGAGACCAAAGTAAGTGGTATTGAAGAGCCCGTTCTGATCGCGGCCAAAGAAGCAGGGATTACCTTCAATACTCCTGAAGAGGTTCGGGCGTTTGCCAACGATCCTCAAGTTCAAGTTCGTCTCAAAGAAATCAACGTAGAGCAGCAAGTTCGACGGATGGTGCAGAACGGCCAGACGGTTGGTCAGATCCAACAAAAGTTGCCTAACGTTGATGTTCTAAAAATGTTAGGGGTCGTTGACCAATTGCCAGTTGGCAACAATGTTGAGTATCACATTGTTAAGACGCCAACGGGTTATGTAGCCAACATGTTTGATGTTGACTCTGGCAACTATGTTCCGGGATCGGCTCGTATTTTTCCCACAAAAAACTTTGGGGATGAGGCAGAAGTCAAGGCTCGGGAGTTTGCTCAAGAACAGATTGAAAAGGCCAAACCTTTTCAAACCCCTGAAGAAAAAAAGAACGAACCTAACAATGTTAAGGTTGAAGAGGTTCCTAAAACTGAAACGCCAGAGCAAGAGATTTCTCGCATCCGTGAAACGTTGAAGAATCCAAATATTGGTATCAAACAACGTGATGAGCTTGAGGCTAGGTTAGATGAACTAGAAGCCAAGCCGGAAGAAAAGCCCACTGAGGAGCTAAAAACAGAAACTCCTGAAGAGCCTAAGGCTCCTGCAACTGAGCCGCTGACTGAAGATGAACTGAGCAAAATGTTTGATGAGCTTTCTGAAGAAGCTCCTGAAGAAGCTCCTGAACAGTTAACTCCGCAGCACTTTAGTGAAGAACAACTTGACGCAATGTTTGAGGAGATTGCAGCAGGCAATCCTCCTCCTAAGGTAGAGCCAGCCGCTCCAAAAGAAGCTAAGACGCCAACAGTTCCGGGGCTTTTGGGTAGTGCCGCCAAAGAAACTGGCACAGGTTTGGCAAAGTCTATTGATGCACTTGGTGAACTATTTGGAGCGGGCGACACAACAACGCTTCGATCTGGCATTGGGTTTGATGAAGAAACCTATGCCAAAGCAAAGCCTATATTTTTAGAGGCTATATCTCATCTAAAACAGGCTGCCTCAGACATCCGGCAAGCCATGAAGATGATCATTGATATGGTCAAAGCAAAGTTTGGCCAGCCTGTTCTTGAACGGATGAAAAAATATGTCATCCGGTTTATCCAAGACGTTCAAAGCGGGGCAGTCAAAACAGAGAAACAAGAAGAAAAGGTTGAAGAAAAAGAAGCCAAGCCAGATCTTCTGACTCCTGAGGGTAAGTTCCAAGTTGCCCAAGAACTAGCTGACTATTTAATTGGTGATGGTTCGTTTAAGACCATCGTTGAGGCTCGTCAAAAGATTGGCGAGATCACTGGTCAAAAGATTGAGCCCGGAACGGAACTAGCCAAACAAGCAGACGAGACCGTTGAAACGGCTATTGTGCTGGCTGCTCGAGAGATCATTAAAGCCGGACGCAAGCGGGGCAATCAAGTTGTATATGATAGGCTGGTTGGTCTGTTGAATCGACAGCCCAACTTGGCTACTCGTTCATCTGAAAGCATCCGGGATCAGGCGTACTCAACTCCTGTCCCATTGGCCTACCTTGCGTCTGAACTTGCCGGGGTGACTCCTGAAAGTAAGGTGCTTGAGCCTACCGCAGGCAACGGGATGCTTTTGATCGGAGCGTCGGTTAACAACGCGATAGCTAACGAACTCAACCCGACTCGTGCCGCGATGATGCGAGCGCTCGGATTTACCGTGACCACACAGAACGCGGCAACGAATGAGCTTGCCGCTTCCAAGTCACAAGACGTTGTGATTGCCAACCCTCCATTTGGCGCGGTTAAGGACGAGAACGGCAAGACGATCTCGTTCACGGTAAAGGAAGGCTACAGCACAAACGAGATAGATCACGCGATTGCTTTCAAGGCTTTAGAAACCATGAAAGACAAAGGCCGTGCGGTTTTGATTGTTGGTGGAGTGCTGCCGACTTCAGATGAAGGCCGGACAGAAGCCTACCGTGGCGCGGCAAAGCGGGCATTTTATTACAATTTGTACAACCAATATAACATTGTTGACCACTTCACAGTGGCTGGCGATCTATATACAAAGCAGGGCGCTTCGTATCCTGTTGATGTGATTGTGATTGAGGGAAGGGGGGAGTCGGAGCGGGCATTGCCTGCGGCGGAGCTACCCAAGATTTACAACTCGTGGGATGAACTAAAGGAGAAGTTAAATGGTCGCGTGGTCTCCACAAGGAATGAGCGCCCCGCTGGAACTCCTAGCGGTGAGAATCAAGCCGGGGCCGGTAACGGAGAGGGAGTGGCTGGAGGCACTGGCGGACAGGGTACAGGAACTGGCGGAGAAGGCGGGACCAAAGGCGTCACGCCTAGCGAGCAAGGCGCTGGACCTGCCGGGGGGAGACCCGGAGGACGCGGGGCAAAACCTAGTACTGGGGAACTGGAACCTACAGGAGTTCCTAAGGGCGTCGGTAATCGACAAGAAGGTGTTCCCGGCGAAGGCGGAGTACAATCCGGAGGCACTGAAGGCGCTGCAGGAAACGGACCTGCTGGAGTGGGTGGACCTAGCGGCAGCACAGGTGAGCGGGTCGGATCTAAGCTAACAGATCGACGCGGGGCAGAGACCGAGACCGCCACTCAAGTTGAATACGTTCCTCGATCTAACGCATCTTCGGTTGGTACGCTATCTCCTGTTGCAATGCAACAAGCAACGCAAGAGGCGTTAGATCGAATCGTTGAGCAGCAAGGTGACATTGATAACTATGTTGCAGAAGCTCTTGAGATGGAACCAGAAGACTTGCGTCTTAACTTTTCGGCAGAGCAGGTTGACGCTCTTGCGTTGGCTATTAGTAATGCCCAAGCTGGGAAAGGGTTCATCATTGGCGACCAGACGGGTATCGGTAAAGGTCGAGTCGTTGCCGCGATGATTAAGTACGCTTTGGTCAACGACAAGATTCCTATCTTTGTTACTGAGAAACCAAACCTGTACGCGGACATGATCCGCGATCTTGACGATATTGGCATGACCAATGAGCTTGGGTTGGATCAAAAGACAACCAAGATCTTCATGACCAACAGCAAAGACTCTGTTCCTTATACTATTGTTAGAGAAATAAACGGAGAAGTTACTGAAACTAATTTTACTTTAAAGGCTCCTGCAAAAGGCAAAGACTTAAACGATCTAATGGCGCAAATGCAAATAGATAATAGTCTTGGAAACCCTCCGTTTTACAAAGTAATTTTTACAACCTATAGCCAGTTGCAGGCTGTGCGAAAGGCCACAACAGAAAGACAAAGATTTATTAACCATTTTGCCGCTGGCAATTATATTATTCTTGATGAAAGCCATAATGCCGGTGGAGCAGGAGAGGCCAAAGGCAAAAAAGGAGAAGAGAAGGAAGAGATTACTGGACGAGCCGGATTTGTTCGAGGTCTTGTTCAAAGGTCGTTTGGATCGTTCTTTTCATCTGCGACGTATGCCAAGCGTCCGGATGTGATGAGTCTTTACTCCAGCACAAACATGAGTTTGGCTGTAGACAATCCTTCACAACTTGGTGAAGCAATCAAGAACGGCGGCGTTCCTATGCAGCAAGCCGTCGCAACAATGTTAACTAAGGATGGCCAGTACATCCGTAGAGAGCGGACGTTTGCTGGTGTGTCTTATGACACGGTCCCCGCCGAAGTAGACAAAGTTACCGCAGAAAACATGGCATCTGCCATGAGATCTATTCTTGCATTCTCTCGAGCCAAAGAAGGTTTGATTCGAGAAATCCAAAAAGATTTGGATAAGAAAGGAGAAGTTGCTGGTCAGGCAGGAGAAAGAACCACAGTCCAAAGCGCAAACTTTGGATCAATCATGCACAACTTGATTGATCAAATGTTGCTGGCTCTTAAAGTTCAACAAGCAGTCAAACAAGCTATTGATTTGATAAAGGCTGGAGAAAAGCCCGTTCTTACCGTTTCCAACACAATGGGATCTTTTCTTGCGGATTATGCAGAGGAAATGGGCCTTAGAGTGGGCGATCCTGTATCCATGTCTTTTAAAGACATGTATATGAGGTATCTTAAAAAACAAAGAATAATTAAAATTAAATCTCCAAACGGACAAGTAACTGAGCATTATTTGTCAGATCAAGAACTGGGGCCGACTCTGACCGAAGCTTACAATCGAGTTGCTGATCAAATTGAAAAAGCAGGATTTGGATCGGCTCCAATTTCGCCTATTGATTACATTAAAAACGAACTGGAAAAAGTTAAAATTACAGACATAGACGGTAAAGAAAGAAACGTCAAAGTTGATGAAATTACTGGTCGTGAAGTCACGGTAAATTATGGTGGAGACACTCCAGTCCTTGGGTCGCGGTCATCCAGTATTCGCAATCGAGTCAATGCTGTACGAGGGTTTAACAACGGCACTATTGATGCTTTGATCCTGAACCAAGCAGGATCTACTGGTCTGTCGCTTCATGCTTCTTCTAAGGTCAAAGACAAGAAGAAGCGGCACATGATCATTGTGCAAGCTGAGAAGAACATTGATACCCACATGCAGATGTTGGGGCGTGTTCACCGGACTGGGCAGGTTATTGCTCCTGCATATTCCCAAATGATGGCTGACATCCCAGCCGAGATGCGTCCAGCTTCTGTCTTGATGAAGAAGATGGCGTCCCTGAACGCTAACACCACGGCTTCGCGTAAGTCGGCGGTGACGGCAGAGGGTGTTGTTGACTTCATGAACGACTATGGTGGTCAGGTCGCCCAAGAGTTTCTGAGGGATAACCCAGAGATTCACAACAAACTTGGGGGACAAAAAATTCTTCCATTGGATGAAGATCCAACTGAGGCAGATGAAGGGGATATCCGTAAGCTGACCGGCTACATTCCTATTCTTCCAATTGAAGAACAGGAAAAGATTTACACAGATCTAATCAGTCGATACAACGAACTTATTGCTTCAGAAGACAGTCTTGGCACTAACAAGCTAGAAGCTAAGTCACTAGACCTTGACGCTAAAACCTTATCTTTTGAGCCAATAACAGAACAAAAAGAAGATTTATCTTTGTTTGCTGCTCCGGCAATCATGGAGCGGATTGATGTTAAGCGTACGGTTAAGCCGTACTCTAGTGATGAAGTCCGACAACTTGTTAAAGACCGTTTGAACGGAGAACAGCCTGTTGCAATCGCTCGAGCGCAAGAACAGGACATGCGCGAACGTGCGCGTGAGTACTATAGAAAAGTTACTGAAAAACTTCAGTCTCAAGAAAATCCAGATCCTGTCAAAATTCAAGCAGCTCAAGATGTAATTTCAGCATCTGTAAACAAGACCGTGGCTGTATTACAGAATTACAGAATTGGAACGCAAGTTACTATTACGGATAAGCTTGGTCAAAAGTTGTTTGGTGTTATTACAAACGTAACCAACTCAAAGAGGACCGAGAATCCAGCAGCGGGTTCTGATTGGAAAATTAATATTGCTGTTTCAAACGGAGAAGACAAAACTTTACCGTTAAACTTTTCCCAAATTGGCACTAAATATGAACTGGCTGCCGAGTCCACGGTTATGTGGTACAACCCGGAGACTCAGCAAGCAGAAGATATCCCGGTAATACAGACCTTTGACAAAGGTGCAACGGTACGCCGAGAAAAGCGTTGGCTTGTTTCTGGAAATTTGTTGGCCGGGTTTGCCAAGTTCCCCGGCCAAATTATTTCTTATACAAAAGAAGACGGGACGACTGGTCAAGGCATCCTAATGTCTCGTCAGTTTGACTGGGCAAAGGTTAAAGAAAACACTCCTGTTGAGTTTGCAAACCCACGGGAGATCATGGAGTTTTTAAATTCCTCAGCCCTATCTGAGGTTGGAACCCCTGACAAGCATTTGCTAATCAAAAAACGAGGCAATAGATATATTTTTAGCGCTTCTAAACCAAAGAGAAGCGGCGGCCAGTACCATCAAGATAGAAACCTAACCGATCTTTTAGGTAATGGTTTTTACGGCAGCGGAGCGTATCTAACATCTACCGTTTACCAAGATGAGCAATTTATAAACGGTATTAACTATCTCGTTCAAAAGGGTGTTCAGCTAATTGCAACGAGCAACCAAAAAGGTGCCCGCGAAGCTCGGGAGCAGAAGCTAAAAGGCTCCGCTCCATCTGGCTCTTTGTCTCAAAACGCCCAGAACATGTATATGTCTGGTCGTCGGTCATCCAAAAAGATGAGCAAAGCTGACATCGACAAAATGATTCAGCCGGTTAGAGAGCGCGGTCAAGTCCCTGAAATAGTGGTGGTTCAGAAGATTGACAGCCTACCTGAGAACATTTTGAATGAGATGCGGGCCAGCGGGATGGAGCTGGCGCCGGGGTTGTTCCATCAGGACTCAAACAGAATCTTCCTGATTGCGGACAACATTGCTCATCCCCAAGCCCTGTGGATGACTGTGGCACATGAACTGGCAGGCCACTATGGATTGAGAGCAGTTCTAGGGGAAGACTACGCCCCAATGATGAACGCCATCTATGATGGTAGCGAGGAGGTTCGCAAGAACGTTGACGCCCGTCTCCAGAGAAACCGGGATCAGGTTAAGAACCCGAATCTGTGGATGACCAAGGAGGAAGCGGTCGAAGAGTATGTTGCTGAGAAGGCGGAGAAGGATCCCAAGCTAAAGTGGGTTAACAGACTTGTTAACGCGATCAAAACCTTCCTCAGGAAGATCGGGTTCACGATTCCTGTTGGGGATTCTGAGGTCATTCGTCTTATTCGAGATGCCAACAAGTACACCTATGGTGATGCTGTTCGTGCAAGCTGGACGGTTCGGGAAGCTGCTAAGGGCCGGGAGAAGGGTTTTGCTCGAGGTGCGGTGCGGGCATCTGAAGACGCATTTAAAAAGTGGTTTAAGAACAGCAAAGCCATCGACGACGATGGCGAGCCGATGACCTTCTACCATGCAACCAAACAAGACTTCACTGAATTCAAACCCGGAGGATTTGATCCTACGTTGAGTGGACCGGCTATTTGGTTTAGCCCATACAAAGATGTTCAGCCTGCTGCTCACAATTTGGGCACCAAGGTTGAAGGAACCCGCGTGATGCCGGTGTATTTGTCCATTCAAAGTCCTTTGATGATTGATGACGCAGGAATGCTGGACTACGCCCGAGAAGTATTTGCCAACGGGTCTTCAGAGTTCCCTCAGTTGATCTCAGCCAAAACGATCAAAGAACTTAAAGAAGCTGGATACGACGGCATCATCTTTGACGGTGAAAATTTGGGATGGGGAAAGAACACAAACGAATGGATTGTGTTTGATCCTACTCAGATCAAGTCGGTGTTTAATCGCGGGACATTTAGCCCGAATGAAAAGAACATCATGTACCGTCAGGATGACGAAGATCTGATTGACAAGTACAACCGCCCCAACGTCCCGATGCTTCAGACTAACCCAGTCAAAGATTGGGTGATTGATGCTAAAAAAGCATCTACAGAGCTCTTTAGAGATGCCGTTAATGATCCCCAATGGGCTCTGGGTAAGATATTTAATAGTGCTGAAAATGCAGTTTTGTACCTTCGGAACAAGTTTATTTGGTTTGGTGCTGGTCTAAACGCTCGAGACTTTGAACGATACAAAGGAGCGTTGCAGGACAGTCATGGGCTTGTGATTGCTTCTGTTGCCCTCGATAATGCTATTAGTAGCGGGAATATCGGGGTTCAGGTCGTCATGCAGGGTGGCCTGAAGTTTGACAACACCCATAAGCGTTTCGTAGCAACTGAGACCCCGTTGGGGATGGTTGGCGTCTACAAGGCCCAAGCAGAACTCAAGAAGAAACTTGGGGATCAGCTTGGGGAAAACATTATCCAAGGTTACTTAGAGGCCAAACGGTCTAAGAGTATTAAGGATGAGTACGCAGTTCGGGAACAAGAGTACAAAGACGCGGTGGTTGCGTACAACCAATCTTTGAACAATCCTGATCCTGCCATTCAGCTTCGAGCAAAAGAAGCCATGGATGAGGCGGAAGCAGACCTTAAATCAATCAAGGTTGCGCTTGATAAAGTGAACATGTCGGATGAGGAAATTCAAGAGTTCATTGCTCGAGATCAAGAACATCCTGAACTCCAAAGGATCATGAGTAACTGGACAGCAGTTAACCAGAACCTTCTAAAGGTTTGGAAGCAAGTTGGCCTTTTGAGTGACAAACGATATGACGTTCTATCGCAGATCCCGGACTACGTTCCTTGGTATCGGATCATGTCCGAAGATGAGGATGTACATTCTCCAATCCAAAGTACAACCAAGACCCTTCAAAATATTGGCCGGGAAAAAATCTTCAAGGAAGGCAAGTCAAGAATCGTAACTGTGTTCACGGCTGAGGCTAATCAAAAGGCGTTTGAGATTCAACCGTCTTCTCAAGTTTCGGTCAAGGTCAACGGGAAGAACGTCCCCGCGTCTAAGGTTAGCTCGACTCCTGATGGGCAAGTAACGCTCAACATGGCTCTTCGTGCAGGGGATCAAGTTGTTATCACCGCTAATCGTGAGATCGAGAACATCATCGACAACATGACGCAGAACGTCATGCGTATGACTATGAACGCGGTACGTCAGTACGCCGCGAGCAGGATTGTTAGTGAGTACGGAACCCGGAACGCTAAGGGTCAGATCAGGCAATTTGAGAGCGTGGATCCTAAGGCAGGGAAGTTCTACTTTGTGAACAAGGGTCGAAGAATCATTGTTCAGATTCAAGATCCACTTGTAGCTGAAGCCATCTTTGGGATGAAAACGCTTGATATAGAGCTGTTTAAGCCATTGGTCGCAGTGGCCAACCTGACCCGTCGATTAATCACCATATCTCCAACCTTCCAGTTGAAGCAGATCTTTCAAGACGCTCCGACTGCCGCGCTGGTTTCAGGAGTGAAGAATCCTGCCGCTCTTATGGGTGGAGTGTTCAACGGTTTTGTACAGTCTCTAAGGCCAAACGATCCGATTGTTGAAATTCTAAGATCTTCCGGGATTGGTGGGTTCTATTCCCCTGCCCGTACTCCTGAAGCGGAGGTCAAGCGTCGGATCGGGGTTCTCAATAACAATGTTTTTGACTATGTGCTGAGGGGGCTAGATCACTGGGGTGATGCCTCCGACATGGCCCAACGGCGAGCCATTTACATTCGGGTTCTCAAAGAGACTGGGGATGCGAACCTTGCGTTGTATCAGGCAGCTAACGTTATTAACTTCCTTCGCAGGGGTTCAGGACGATTAGCCCAAGCGGTAACCAAGACCGTTCCGTTCATGGCGGCATATGCCAACCAGATTGATGTTCTCGCCCAAACATTGTTGACTGGCGGACTCAAAGGGATGGACCGTTTAACGGCGTTAGCAAGGCTGGCTAAAACAGGAACCTTGTTGATGGGCATTACTCTTCTTTATTGTTTCGCTGTTGGGGACGATGAGGAGTACTTAAAGCTGGACGATCAGACCCGGCTCCGAAACTTTATTATTCCTGGGACTAACTTTGTTATCCCTATGAACACTGCGGCGGCTTACTTTTTCAAAGCCATCCCGGAGATGTTTTATAACGCTGTAGTTAAGTACGGAACTGATAATGAAGTTGACGGTCGGCGACTTAGGGAGGCATTGTCCCAAGCGGCTATGGATCTTTTGCTCGGTCCAAACCCTCTTCCTTCTGGTGTCAAAACGGTTATTGAGATTGGGCTCAACAAAGATTTTTGGTCTGGGAAAGACATTGTTCCCAAGAGACTTGAAAAAGTTTTAGCTGAAGAGCAGTACACGGCTGCGACTTCTGAGCTAGGGAAAACGTTGAGCAAGTTGTCCAATGGTGCTTTGAACCCGATGCAAATGGATCACATTGTTAAGAGCACGTTTGGTTCAGCGGGGGCGTTGGCTCAGTACTTTACTAACCTAATCGGTGAAGCGTCAGGAGAACGTCCAGAGACTCCTCTTAAGCAGACTCCTTTAGTTGGTCCGTTCGTTCGGCCAGAGGTTCCTCGCGGTCGGGAGGAGTTGTTTTATGATCTGAAGGACGAAGTTGATACTGCATACAACACGTTAAGACTGAAATTTATCCGACAGAAGGATCAGTCAGCGGAAGAGTTTAGAGAAAAAAACGCAGGGTTGATTGCTCTTTACAAAAAAATCAACAAGGTTGACGAAAAACTTCAGAACATTAACCAAGCAATTCGTTTGAAGGGTGAGTCTACTGACAAAGACGTATCCGCCAAGGAAAAACGGGAAGACATGGTAGAAATGATGAAAGCTAAAAATGATCTTCTGGACGGGGTTGAAACGCTTCGCAGGGAAGCTGGATTTTCGGAAGACGACTCAATAATGTCTCTTATAGGGGCAATACGACAATAGTGCAGGAGCCGCCCTTCTGGACCTCCTGCCTAACAATGTGAAGCTCGTCGATCTGAGAGTCTGACTCGTAACACCCCGCGTGTTCGCAGGCGTCCAGCAGACTCTTCAAGACGTTGTCTACGTCCCTCTGCCTCTTGTCCGGTGGAAAGAGGGCAATGTGGACGGACAGCCTGCCAAGTAAGGGTTGAACCCCGGCCTCTGCTGCGGCTTCAGCGACCGCTTGACGGAAGGCTACGCCACGCTTTCCGATGAATCTGCCGTGCTTCCCCTGCCCCCAGTAGTGGTTGACACTCGGGGGATATGGTACTCTTAGCTGTATGAACCTAGCAGGTGAAATCATGGTGGTACAACCTGTTGACATGGGTGAAAAAATGGTCTACTCTGTGTCCTCACCTTGGAGATCAGATGAAGATAACTAACAAATTTGACATCCCAAAGACGTTTGTGAACGTCCTGCAGCGTCCGTCCTATTCTAAGGGAAAGGCGCATCTTTCGGTAACTCAGTTGATCAACTCACCGAAAATTGTGGCTCTGTCTGCGAAGTTTGAGGAAGATCTTGAGCAGGACGCATCAGACATGGTGTGGTCGCTGTTTGGTTCTGCTGTCCACAACATCCTCGAGCGAGGCAAGGACGACCATCACATTGTTGAGCAACGCCTGTTTACTAACTTTGAGGGCTGGACGCTGTCTGGAGCGATTGATCTTCAGATCTTGAGCGACGCGGGCCGTTCGATCCGGGACTACAAAGTTACGTCGGTTTGGTCGGCGATGCAGGACAAGATCGAGTGGGAGCAGCAACTGAATGTGTACGCATGGCTCGTCGAGCGGGTAACGGAAGATCCAGTGATCGATTTAGGGATCGTGGCGATCATTCGGGATTGGAACCGCCGGGACTCTCTTACGAAGGAAGGGTATCCCAAGGCTCCGATCTGTGAGATCCCTATTCGGCTTTGGACGATGGAGGAGCGGGAGGCGTATGTATCGAACCGGATTTCTGCTCACTCTGAGTGTGAATTTGCGTTGGAGACCGGGACTGCGTTGCCGCCTTGTACGTCGGCTGAAATGTGGGAGAGACCAACAACATGGGCAGTAAAGAAGGCGGGCGCGACTCGAGCCAAGTCGGTTCATGCGACTGAAGAAGAAGCGGTCGAAGCTTTGAATAGCGCATCAAAGGATTACGAAATTGAAGTCAGAAACGGAGAACGGATTAGATGCTCAAACTTTTGCTCAGTTAATAAATATTGCGCTCAATGGAGGGATTACTGTGACAGCCAACAATAGACAGGAAGGAGGCGATCATTATGTTAAGCACGTTATACAACCATGGGATTACATAACCCGTAACAACATGGGGTACTTGGAAGGTTGCGTCATCAAGTACGTTAGCCGGTACAAGGACAAGAATGGTCTCGAGGACTTACTCAAAGCCAAGCATTATTTAGAAAAACTTATTGAGGTCGTTGATGAACGCACTTAAAAAACTACAGAAGATTCGGTTTGAACTGACACAGAAGACACTGAAGAAGTCTGGCAAGAACTCGTTTTCAAAGTACAACTACTTTGAGCTTGGCGACTTTTTGCCTACGGTTCATCAGATGTTTAACGAAGCTGGACTTTGCGCGGTGTTTAACATTGACGCAGAAAAAGCTGGGTTAACGATTTTTGATACGGATGGTGATACCAAAGTTTCGTTTGAGTCGCCCACGGTTATGGCCAGCAACCCGAAGGGGCAGGCTATTCAGGATCTTGGCTCGACGCACACTTACCTGAGAAGGTATCTGTGGATCATGGCTCTTGAGTTGACCGAGTCAGATCAAGTGGATGCCGGTGCGCCCAAAGCGGAAATGAAGGTTGAAAAGCCCAAGCAGGATCTCAAGAACTGGCAGATTGAGGTTGACATGGAGCCGGGATCGGATACACACGCTTGGCTAGAAAGCGTCCAAGTAGCAGCAGATCTAGCTCTTGGCTTTGCTGAGTCCAGTGAAGATGTGATGGCGATCTACCGTCGAAACAAAGAGTTGTTTGAGACCCTCAAGAATGTTGACGAGGAGTACTTCAAGTCTTTGATGAATCAGTTCCGTGAAGTGCGTCTAAAAATGGAGGCTAAGTGAGTTACGTTCCAAAACCAAACACAGGTACTTTGTGGACCAACACGAAGAAGACATCCGAGAGCCAGCCTGATATTCGTGGCGACATCTTTGTTGATCGATCTTTGTTGAAGTCTGCGATCTCCAAGACGCCTGATGGAGAGTTGGTCAAGCTGGCAATCGCTGGCTGGAACAAAATGTTAGGAGGCTACGAGGCGATCTCTGTAAACGTCTCTGAGCCGTGGGTTAAGCCAGAAAAACCTGCCCCGAAGAAGCCGGTTTTTGATGATGATGAGGAAGTGCCATTTTGAACACGATCCAGTTTGAAGGGCTCAAGGTCGCGCTCAAGCAAGACCAAACTGGGTATCTTCTAACTCTTCGTCTTCACCCTGACGAGATTCCTGAGGACTTGCTCAGGCATTTCGTTGGGGCTCGGTATCAGGTTGTCATGGTCAGAATTGGCCATGACGAAACCGCGATGCCGGAGGATAAACCCGTACAAAGGTCTGCTTTGTTATGCAAGGAGCCGAAGTTTTGGGCGTATCTATGGAACGATGGTCAGATCATTGAAGCGAACGAAGAGGAAGCAACCTCATGGCTTAGAGATTACTTGGGCATCAACTCAAGATCTGAACTCAAAACAAACCAAGAAGCACAGAAGTTATTTCAGAAACTTGAGAGGGAGTATCAAAGTTGGAAAAGAACCTAGTTCCGTATTCGGTCTATCTACCAGCCGAGATACACGCCAAGCTAAAGTTGGCCGCGAAGAACAGGAAGGCGTCTGGCCTAGTGAGGGACGCCATAACAATGTTACTTAGCGGGAACGACCACTTCACAAGTGGTTACAACAAAGGAATCGAAGACGCCGCGAGGGTTGTGTACGACTGTAAAGAAGCTCAGATGGTCGCGGTCAACAAGCGTGATGTTGGATCAATATTGACTGAAAGAATTGAAAGTTTATGGAGAAAAAATGTCTGACCCTTTAACCAAAGATGAAATTTTAGAAATTTTGCGGGAGATATCTGACGAAGAAATTAATGACAGTGATGTTGATAATTTAGTTAAATTTGTACGAATCATTGAAGAGGCACATGGAATATGACTGACGAAGAATTTATCAAGCACGTTTCTAAAGCAATCCCAACGGTTCCCGTTTTGGATCCAAAGTTTGTTTATGTTCCATCTGACAAAACAGATGTAACTAAGACTTGGGAAAATTTTGGATGGAAACCAAAGGAAAAAACAAATGACTGAAAAACTTGCAGAAACCATAGTGCTGCTTAATATTGAATCAAGAAAACTTCAAGAAATTAGCGCGGCCAGTGGAAGAGAAACACAAATACAACGTAAATTAATTGAAATCATGCTAATTGCATGTAAAGGACTCGAGGAGCTGCAATGAACCAAAACCAACGTTTTTCTGATTTTCAACTTGAGCCGGTGTTTAGGATTCCAAACACTAATCAAATTATTGTTCCTCATTACATCAATCCACATCAGTGGGTTGCTCTTGGTAATGTAATGTGGACCACAAAGGAACTTATTGCATCAAACGCAGTTCCAGAGATTAAGTGTTTGTGGTCTCGGACATGGACAGAAAGCCATATTTTCCAAGGCACTCAAAGAACTTTGGAAAAAAACGAACTTGCAACACTAATTAAGGCGCGGGCATGAAAAAAGGCGAATGCTGGAAAAAATGGTGGCACGAAATGCATGGCAAACATATTCCCATGGGAGGATATCACCCAATGGAAGGTGCAATTTACGATGCGTGGTCAGCAGGATGGGACAACGCTGTTTTAAAAATAACTCCCAAATGTTGTATGGGAGATTGCCTAGAGGGGAAAGAATGTCCAGTTAAATCTTAACCAAACCAATCACATTTTTTAACTTTTTAGAGACAAATCATGGTTGCTAATAAACGTCGCGGACGCCCACCAGTAAAGAAGAAAGTTGTTGAAATTAGTTTAGAGGAAGCTTTGCGCCAAGAGCTTCAGCATTTTCAATCAGAAAGCATTTCATTGCAAAAAAAGATTGATGAATTGCAAAAAAAGCTTGAAAGTGCAGATCTTTATATTCAAGCAATGAAAAAAAATCAAGAAGCCGCCATGATAGTTATTGGCTATTTGGAAGGCAAACTTTACAAACAACAGGACTAAAAACGGGCGGCGAAAGCCGCCTGTAAATTTAAATGGATAGAGATCATCCGATAGTTAAACATGTATGGTCGCACGGAGAGATAGCCGGGGTCGAAGTTAAAATTCCCGGATATACCCCTGCAACCATTGAACAAACCCTTAGAGAATTGGCAAAGCGTGGGCTGCTTGCTCGTCGCAAAGTGTTGGTAAAGGAGGGGTGGAAGAAAACCATATGGGTGTACTCCGTTCCCAGAGAAGTGATTCCAGAGCCTTCTCCTGTAAAGGTAGGGCAGGAATATATCGGCGGCGAACCAGACTACGCCTATTACTTACGCAACTTTTTTAGGGAGGCTGTATGACTGACCGCAAATTAATGATTGACTGCCCCCGGTGCGGTCATTGTTGTCCACAGCGCCCGTGGGTTGGGCTGACTAAGGAAGAAGCAAAAGAAATTTCGATGGCAAATCGCCCATATGTAATAGACATGATAGCCGCGCTTGAGGCCAGATTAAAGGAGAAAAACGGTGGATAGAGAAGACATCATCCACATGGCGCGGGAGGCGGAAATTCCCGGATCGTGGGACTTAAATTGGTTTGACCCATACCTCGAACGCTTCGCCGAGTTGATTGTGCGGGAATGTGTAAGATATCTCAACGAAGATTATGAAAGAGATTTTAATACACTATGGCTTGAAGATTTAACAAAAGGTATTGAAAAACATTTCGGGATTGAAGCCAAGGCATATAGCGAAGTGGATTTGGCTGATGCGTATGAGAAAGGCTGGAATGACGCAATGTTACGCAATAGCTTGGAGAAGAACACATGACTGACTACGAACGCGGGTATCACCAAGGCTACGCAGATGCAATGAATTGGAAAACCCAGAACCATCTTGAACATCTTCCGGGTCGGCAGCGCCCATGGGTCGGGCTGACGGATGAGGAGGTGCAATACATTGCTGATAGCGAATACGAAGAAGCGTTTGTTCGTTTAGTTGAAACCAAGCTGCGGGATAAGAACACATGAGCACGCCTATTACCCCGCAACAGATGATTGAGTACATGGTGAACGCTTTGAATAACGCGGTCAAAGACCACCCGGAAGAAGAGCGAGAGGCTGCCAAAGCAACGCTACTGGATGCGTTTAGTGCGGCTATGTTTAAAGAACCAATGGAGAAAAACAATGGACAAACCTAAATTCACGGTGCCATACGAGCGCCTGCCTGAGTGTATGACCCTGCGCGATTACTTTGCAGGACAGGCAATGCAAGCGTTGATAACCCGAGAAACCAAAATGTATCCAAACCCACTAGTGTATGCGGGTGCGTCCTACGAACTGGCAGACGCAATGCTAGAAGCGAGGGAAAAAGATGTTTAATGAATACGCCGGATTCCCCAGCGATGAATTTTTTGCTGTGCTGCTGGATTGCATGGCGCGCAGCTCTGCTGACATAGTTTATTTTCTACTTGGTGACGGGCAGTGATCAGATACGGCATCCTTGACGATGAAGGCAAGGTTGTCCGGTGGGTGTGGTCGCCGCCGCCATACCCGCACATTGTCAGTAAGCCTAAGCGCAAACGTAAACCAAAGCTGGACTTCTCCAAGTGCGAGCCAGCACCGTTCTAATGAATTATAGGAACGTAACATTGTTAGAGGTGGTAAGGAATTTTCCTTGCCAGCATTGTGGCGCTCAGGACGGGACTGTGTGCGCCGCCCACTCAAACCAACAACGGGATGGGAAGGGTATGGGTATCAAAGCCCACGACTATCGAATAGCTGCACTTTGTTATAAGTGTCACACTATGGTTGACAGTGGATCTTCAATGAGCAAAACGGAGCGCCGGGAAGCATGGGAAGAAGCCCACAGAGCCACTATCGGATTGTTGTTTGCGAACAATCTGATAGCCGTGGTAAAGTAGCTTTGTGTCTCCTCGGTGAAAACCGTTAGCCCCTCTTGCAGGGGCGCTTTTTTCCTGATAAGATGCATTTGGATGTGGAACTCCAAAGAGCCGTTAGGTAAGATCCCGGCCCCGAAAGGGGCGTTCCACCGGGGTCTTTCTTAACGGCTTTTTTGTTTCACCGTACCCCCCGCGTTAGTAGTGCACTTGAATCGGTGGCCGGGGAGAGAAGACACCACACTGTTACACCCCCAGTTGTGGTCTCAGCCTGTCAGCGAGGGACTGAGGTAGTCAGCGACAAAGTGGTGGGACCAAGGTCGTTGATGAATGAATCGCTGCCTCAAGGGTTGACTGGGGCCAACATCTTTATCGTTGGTCTGGGTCGGGTTGGCGTCCTTCCACCCCTTGGAGATCCTATGCGTGTTTGATATATGAGATGGTTGCGCGGCGGGTCATGAGATGATATGCTGATGGCTCCAGTTAACTTTGTGAGGTCATATGGAATTAGAACTAACAGCCATCCGCGTTGATGGAGGCACACAGTCTCGGTTGGAACTGAACCAAGAAGTGGTCAACGAGTACGCGGAACACATGAAGGAAGGCGGGGCGTTCCCTCCGGTCATCGTGTTTCAGGATGGCGCTAACTATTGGCTGGCGGACGGTTTCCACCGTTTTTTTGCCACCAAGAAAAACAAGGGCAAGACGATTCAAGCCGAGGTGCAAGTGGGCACTCAGGAAGAAGCGATCTTGTTCTCGTTCAGCGCGAACAGCAACCGAGGGTTGCGGATGTCGTCGGCAGACAAACGTAACATTGTTATGCGTATGCTGATGAGCAAAACGTGGGGCCACTGGGCGGACGCAGCGATTGCCCGCCATGTAGGGGTCACTGGAATGACCGTGGGCCGGGTTAGAAAGGACTTAAACAAGCCCGAGAAGGAAAAGAAGGTCAAGGTACCCAAGGAAGAAATTTATCGCCCACAGGCCGTCGAGAACGATGATTCGATGGTCAAAGAGTTGTCCGAGACGGTGGGTCAGTTGGCTGACGAGAACGCTCGGCTGAAAGACAAGATTGCCTTGGGGCAGTGGGATGCGACTGAGATTGAGAAGATTGATGTTGAAGAGTTGATCGCGGATCTTCGGGAGCAGATTCGGATTCTTGAGATTGATAACAAGGCTCTTCGGGAGAGCCGGGACATGTATCAGGCTCGGAATGCGGAGTTGATGAAGGCTGTGAAGAAATAGGGGGAGACTAGTTTGAGCGGGTAACTAGGCTTGTAGATCTGAGTGTTACCTGCTGGAGCAAGGGGGCCCCCATGAGGTTTTGACATCCCTTTGCTCCGTCCTTGCCGCGTGGTGGGCGCGGAATCTACATTCCCACCGCTTTTACCGGTTTTACCGGTTTTGGTCAGGCCGATTAGAACAAGTGGACACACATGGAACTTAGTTTGCGAGAGCATCAGACGAAAGTCATTGATGCTCTTAGAGAAGGGTTCAGGAACGGACACCGATCTCAGCTTTTGTATGCTCCAACGGGATTTGGGAAGACAGAAGTGGCCATAGCCTTGATGAAGGCGACGGCAGAGAAGCAAAAGAGAGCCGCGATGGTTCTTGATCGGATAGTTCTGGTAGACCAGACCAGCATGAGGCTAACAAAGTATGGTCTCGAGCATGGGGTGTACCAGTCTGGCCATTGGAAATTCTCCCCATCGACCCCTCTTCAGGTTTGTTCTGCACAGACCCTTGAGAGACGGGAAAGCTTCCCGAAGATGGATCTGCTGATTGTGGACGAATGCCACATAGCCAGAAAGCAGACATCAGAATTTATAAAAAACAATCCCGACATCAAGGTCGTGGGTCTTACCGCCACGCCCTTCACTAAGGGACTGGGCAACATCTACACGAATGTAGTGTGTGGCGCTACAAACGAATGGCTGGTTGACAACAGATGGTTGACGCCTTTGAAGGTGTACATAGCCAAAGAAATCGACATGACCGGCGCAAAAAAGGTCGCCGGGGAATGGTCTCAGGCCGAGGCTACGCGGCGCGGGAAGCAGATCACAGGTGACATTGTCGAGGAGTGGATCAGAAAGACTCACGAGATTTATGGTCGCCCTAGAAAGACGATTGTGTTCTGTGCTGGCGTCGCGCACGGGGCGGATCTGGTCAAGCAGTTCGCGAACAAAGGCTATAATTTTGTGAGCGTGTCCTACTTGGACAATGATGAATACAAGAGAAAGGCGATTGAGGATTTTGCCAAGCCAGACACCGAGATTCATGGCTTGATCGCCACGGACATTTTGACGAGGGGTTTTGATGTACCCGATGTGATGATCGGAGTTTCCGCCAGACCCTTCAGTAAGTCGTTGTCTTCTCATGTACAACAAATGGGCCGAGTCATGCGCCCGTTCGAGGGGAAGGAATCTGCTCTATGGCTTTGCCATTCGGGCAACTACCTTAGGTTTAGAGACGAATGGGACGAGTTGTACGAGGAAGGGGTAAGAGACCTATCACCAGAGGGTGAGAAGGCTAAAAAAGAGCCCACAGAAAGAGAAAAATCAGAGGCAAAGTGCCCTTCATGTGGGTTTCTTTGGCCGAAGGGAACGGACACTTGTCCGGCTTGCGGGTTTGTGAGGCAGCGGCAAAATCAAGTAGCAGCCGTTGCGGGAAAGTTAGAAGAACTAGGAGGGGGACTCAGATCACAAAAGGACGACAGACAGAATTTCTACTCTGAATTGTTATGGGTTGCTGATTCAAAGGGGTACAACCCCAACTGGGCAAAGCATAAATTCAGAGATAAGTATGGAACGTGGCCACAAGGATATGGGGAGGACAGAAGGCCAGCAAGTCAAAAAACACTCAATTGGGTTCGTAGTCGCAACATTGCTTACGCAAAGGCACGAAGTAGATGAGATTTGAAGAATTTGCACAATCGCATGGATTGATTCTTAAAGACTTGACCCCTAACAAATGGGTCGCAACCGCAACAGTGGATCACCCCAGATCCCAAAATGGGAGATACAAATACTTAGGAACGATTGGCTGGGTGCAGAATTGGGCAACGATGACCAAGCCCGTTACATGGAAGGATGGCCATCGTCCCCTTAACATTGTTAGGGAAGAGATTGCCAAAGCGAATCAGGAAAGAGAAAAGACGCAGGCGAATGCTGCGTCTAAGGCTAAGTGGATCATGAGCGAGACGATCCGGACAACGCACCCTTACCTAGTGAAGAAAGGTTTCCCAGACGAATGTGGAAACGTCTGGGTTAAGGATGGAAAGAAGCTTTTAGTTATACCGATGTACGTCGCGAGCCGCCTCGTTGGAGTTCAGTTCATCGACGAGGAGGGGAACAAAAAGTTTCTCTATGGTCAACGAACCAAGGGGGCATCGTTCACTATGGACGCAAACGGGATCCCCATCTTCTGTGAGGGGTACGCAACTGCCCTTTCGATCCGAGCAGTCATGAGTGCCCTCAAGCTCCCGTACCGGATTTTCGTATGCTTCAGCGCAGGCAACCTTCAGGAAGTAGCTCGGGCGGTACTCGGGGGGTGTATCGTCGCTGACAACGATTTGTCCAAAACGGGCGAAAGGGCCGCGACGCAAACAGGCAAACCATACTGGTTGTCTGATACACCCGATGAGGACTTCAACGACTTTCATATCAGAGTCGGAATCTTCCATGCTAGTTCGTCCTTTCGGAAGTATCTTTTTTCGACAGGGTTGAAACTAGCCGCATAAACTTGGCTTCGATCTGCCGCACCCTTTCCCTTGAAATGGAGTGCGGCTTACCAGCTTCAATCAAGGTAGCGCCTCGAGCCCTAGCGGTAAGAATATCCCAGTATTTGTCTTTGCTATCGTCAGTAACTTGACGGTTATACATTGCATCGAAAACTTCTCGAGTTGGGAAGTCAACGAGTTTATAAGGGGTAGACCCCGATGCGGGAATGGGGACTTTCCCCTTTCCATCTTTAAGCGTCATCATATTAATTTACCAAGAAAAATAAGAGCGGCCCAGAATATGAGGGCCGCCCAAACAATTAAACGATCATTCATTCATTAACTTTTCAATGTGCGGCATCATTTCTTCTGGGCCATAACATTGAAATACTATGCCACCACCATACTTTTTCGTGTGGTACTTTCGTCCCCCTATTTTATTCGCCAATTCTATGGCTTTGGCATACCGTTCAGATAAAGTCAAAGTGTAATCGGGTTTTTTCTCAAAGGTAAGCCAGTGGCAAACCCAGCGAGAATTACCGTTTACATCGTTTTTAAGGCGCTGCCATTCCATTTCGTTTATATTCCTCATTTTCCCATATCCCCTACAATATGATGACGAAGTTTTGATCCTGCAGGTAGTTGTTTGGCAAATTTGACAATTTCTTCTGCATCGTTTTTGTATCCGGTTTTCTGTGTGTTCCGCCATTGAATTGCTACGTTACCGTTGGCCCCGTAGCAGCCGCCACCCTCCCCTACTTTAGCTTTTTGGGAGCCGTGGGCGACGAACACGATCACATAGTCCCGTTCTCTAGCGCACAACGGAGAGCCGTTGCCGCAGTCGTTGCATGAGAACGAATCGGACAATTCAGCGGGACAACGGACAAATTTGACCCCGTGGTGAACCGCAGGCCACTGTGTTCCTAGTGGAGCAGCATAGACTGCCGGTTTGCCCTTTTTCGTGGCCTTAGCGGCTTCTTCCGTGGTGTCGCAAGACGCATTGATTAGCGTCTTACCCTTCTTGGGTTTGGGCAACGAGCGGGCGGGAAAATGAGAGTAAGACCATGCCACGCCATCCTTCGGAACGGCGTTGTAAACTGCCCTAAGGTATTGCTTATCTATTTCCGTCGAGCAGGCTTCTGGATGGAGCCCGCACGTTTTGGGACAAGTGCCGAAGATAGACTTGTCCCCAGAACGATAAGTCACCGCAATCGGCCCCGTTTTAGAGTTACGGGAAACTGCTACGGTCTTCAGCATCATGGCCTCCCATTCTGATCAACCCACCCCATTCCGACATAGTCGGATGGGTCTTCAAATTCCTCGTCGGCTCCCGCAAATAGAATAGGGTGCCGTGAATCTAACGTGTTTAATTCTTTGCCTATCGATTCTTTAGTATTAAATTGAGCGGCAAAAACAGGGTAAATTTCGTCAATATCTTCGATATATACAGAAACGTTACAAGCCAATTGCTCGGCGGTAAATTTTTCTAAAATGTCTTTTAGGTTTTGATAAGTTAAATTCATTTGATAATCCCTGCGTAGATCATTGCTTTCTTCCAATATTTTGCTTTGCGTTCTGGGTTTTTGTGAGAATAGTGAAGCGTTTCCCATTCTTCCGCGCCGGTGCGGTAGTTTGTTTCTGGGTGCGTTGATAACCATTCAAACTGCGAGCCCGAGGGCGGATAGTTTGATGGATCGCTATACCCTTCTTGCGTCATAAACCAGACTAGGTCGCGAAACGAAACCGGATCGTCTTCGACGATGAATTCCCCTTCAAGATCGAGCGGTTCATCGTTTTCGTCGAATTCAACTGCCTCTCGTACCCTACTGATGAGAATCATGATTGCCCCTATGAGTGTGTGTAACCGTCAACTTCGATGCCGAGCCACATACCGCACCAGCGCACCATGACGCAATCCCGAGCAGGAATTACAGAACGGCGGAATTGGATGTAGCTCATGCCTTGATTGTCCCTGCACCATACTCGGTACAGGGCGTTGCGTTGCGCCCTGTTTAGCATTTAGTTCTCCCAATCGTCGGGATAGGCCCCGCCGGGTGCAAAATCCTCCTCGCCCGGAAGGTGAACGAGCGATACTTGCGGCTCCATCCATGGCGAGCTAAGTTCTGCAGTGGGGAATTCAACCTTAGCTGCTTCGAGCGTCATGAACGCATCGAGGAACACTTTCTTAGGTTGGCCTTCGAGGACGGATCCTCGTTCATAAGTGCCCCAGCCGAATACGTCGAACCCGTCACCGTAACGGGATTGCGAAATGGTGTAGTAATCAAACAATTCCAAACTCCTTAAATTGTGCCGCGATATCGGCTTTGACGGTCTCGAGAACGCGCTCCCGGTTTCCCCGATAACCCATTTCTTTCAGAATGGCGTAACAGCTACGTCCGGTTTTCTTCATTCCCTTGATCTCGAGTACTAAACCCGTGCGAAGGGCGCAGAGACGAAATAGGTCAATGTGCGTCGGATTCGATAACATTTGATAAATCCAATGGTTGAGTAGAAAAAAGGGTAACGGTGATCGGCGTTTCCCCTTCAACGATAACGTCGAGGGTATGGACGGGGCCGCTAGTCCCCTGAATGGTTTTTTGTTTCAGGGCAACCTTTGTTACCCGGTGCGTGAAAATCGTTGTCATGATTGGCCTTAGTTATGCAATGCTTCCAGAATTTGATCTTCGGTAAGCCACCCCTTTGACAGTGCGTAGTCAACCGCCACCGTTGCTGGGGTGTATGCGAACCCGTGGATTTGTTTGATTTCGTCAAACGTCGTGCCTATCGCTGGATCGCCAGCCTCGATCAGCATTTGCTCGACGGTCTTATCTTCTACTTGGCTAGTCCCAAACCAAACCGTTGGTTTGTCCTCGCCGTGCCATATTTCAAACAACATACCCTTCGTGAACGTCTCGAACGATCGCCAGCCGTACTTGCGGCGGCGATCCCACTTGAAGTTTGGTACGTCATATCTAAGTCTTTGCCACATCGTGTTCTCCTCGTTACCGGGAAATCCCCGTATCCGTAGTCTGAGGGATCCCGGCTTGACTGTCAACCCCTAAAGGTAGAGTAGTTGCGGCACGGTGCGTCGTGCGGCAGGCTGCGGCAGTTTGAGGAAAAATCCTCGGGATCGAACCCCTTAGCGTAGAGCGCCTGAAGATAGACTTCGGCGTCGCAATCTTCCTCGAGGTACGCGACGCCATCCTTCAGGTACGAATACCGTGAGATCCGGTCAACGATGCCGAGGCTCTGCAGCTCCGCCAGCGGGACCACCAACCACCCGTGGGCGGGATCGAGAATCCAGTTCAGTTCCATGTGTGTCTCCGAGCCCCCGAAGGGGGCGGTTGGTTTTAGGCAATCCGGACGGCGACCATGCGCCCCGTCCGGGTGTAAATGATCCCGACTCCGCGCCCGTAGCAGCGCAACCAGCCGCGGGCCTCCTGCGTGGTCATGGCTCGATGCTCCCACCGATCGCCATCCTCGTCGACGATGACGGCCCGGTAGGGCTTGAGTAGATTTTTGATGGTGCGTTTCAGGGTTTTGATCATTGTGATCTCCGGTTCGATGCGGATTGCATCCTGCTGCCCCGCACGCGAGGCAGTCGGATGGAATCAGGTCGTGGTCATGCGGTACTCGGAGAACGGTCTTGTGAACCGTTCAGGGTGGCGCCCCATCTCGAGGCCGAGGGCGAACACGGCTTCGTCGCGGGTTGCCCCGTGCTGGGCGTCGCCTAGCTGCCCGATGGAATCGCGGTAGTAGGCGAACCAATTGCGGCTCGGCTTGTCGAAGTAGACTTGGATGCGGCTCATAGCGTCACGGCCTCTTGTTCGACTACGATCTCGTAGCCTAGCTTTTTGATCTTGTCGATAATCCAGAACGGCAGGGTTTGAGTACCGGCGATCTGGGCGAACGCGTGAGCGAATTCGCAGACTGGGTAGATCGTGCGGTTGCCGTAGATGTGCCGGATGCGGACGGTGATCTTCATGGTCAGGCTCCGAAGGTGACGAAAACGACATGGCAGATGCCAGTGGGCCAGATCGCGATCATGTCGCCAATGTGTTCCACGCGGCAGCGGATCCCGGAGAGGCCCGCCCACGCTTTAGCGCGTCGGACGATGGCACGATCCGAGAGCGTGTCAGGCGCGTCTAGGGTGGCACGGCGCACCCAAGTGTAGTTGGATTGGCCAGCGAACGTATCGGTATGCTCAAGGTTCAGTTGCATCGTCAGACTCCGAAAGACAAAATTAAGAGGGTGAGCGCGCAGATGGCGGTGCATTCGTAGCCGAAGTTCACGAAGTTCAGGATGTGGTGCATGGTGGTCTCCGGATCAAAGCGAGGCAGGATCGACGGGGATGTCGGCCAGCACTACGACAACATCGTAGGATTTGCGGGCCTTAAAAACCCGGGCGGCTTCGGTTTGGGCAGCGTAGGACGTTGCCGCGATAACTTCGATTTGTTTGCCCCGGTAGAAAGCAATGTAGGTTCGCATGATGTTCTCCGATGGGGCCCGGAGGCCCCGGTGGGTTTAGAGGTAAACGCGGTGGGTGGATCCGTGCGGGCGGACGATGTGCAACACGATGTCCTCGAGCAGCGGGCGGTAAACGTCAGGGATCTGGCGCTCACATTCTTCCCACGTTGAGTTCAGGTCGTGGCCTTCGGCGTAGGCGATCTCTGCGTAGCCGTAGAGTGCGGTGATCTGGTACATCTCAATTCCCCGCGCTTTTGACGGTGCGGGCGGCTGCGTGAAGCTTGGCCTTGATCTCGTCGCGAAGATCGTCGGGCAGCGCGTACCAGCGGCCATCAGTCCAGTTGTGATCGTAGGCTGCCATCACATCAGACTTGGTCAGGTCGCAAGGGCCAGTGGTGATGTAGTCAATGCCACGGTCTACGTCGACGAATGCGACGGATCCGTCAGGGAGTTGCGTGGCGGCGATGCGTTGACCGTGGGCGGTATATCCGCGTCCGGTGTTGAAAGAAATGATGTTCATGGGTTCCGTCCTTTGCCCTGAGGGCGTTGCGTTGAGAGAGACTCCATTGCAACACGTTAGGTATTGACTGTCAACTACTGGATGCAAGGCGGCGGCAGCGGTAGACTCTCGGACTATGGATAGACCACAGAAACCAAAGGGATCGGAGCAGCCTGGAGCCGTCCAGGCGCGGCGGCCAGCACGGATGAGCAAACGCGCAATCAGGGAAACACTCGAGGCAGTACCGATTGACCGAGTAGTGCTAGGAGCGCCATCAGCTGGGACATTGACTCGGAAACAGAGAGCATTCGCTGAAGCAGTAGCACTAGGAGAGACAAAGACCGGAGCGTACAGACAGAGCTACGACACTCAGGCAAGCGGAGCCGTTCAGGCAGTCGAGGCGCAGCGACTAGTAAACAACCCGAAAGTTGCCCTCCAGATCGAAGCGTTCAAGCTGGCCGCTGAAGCGAAACGTTATGCAACACCAGCAGCGCTGCGTAACTTAGTGATCGAAAGACTGACGGCTACTGCAATCGATGACGACATTGCACCAGCTCAGAGACTCAGGGCGCTGGAGCTACTGGGGAAGGTCACCGAGGTGGCAGCATTTACGGAGCGGCGCGAAGTGGTCACGGTAACGGATAGCGGATCGCTACGAGAGCGGCTGCTAGAGACGCTACGCACCGCGATCACGACGGACGAGCGCGTCATGCAACGCATCCGCGCAGCGCAGGCAGTGGACGCAGAGACGGATGCAGGGGGTGCGGCTTGACGCAAACGCGCAGGACGGCGACGCACCGGAGGGGGGGGAGGGCGGATCGGCGTCGTGCCTGCCCCCGCCTATGCTTAGTAATCCCGACGTTTGATCCCGTCTAAAAACCACCCCCCATCCAAAATACCCACCCCATCAAAAAAATTTACACCAAAATTTTTAACGAACCTAACAAATGTTACATTCGTTATGTTTTTTGCAATCACAGTAACAAATGTTATGCTAAATCTTTGTATTAACTTTTTAAAAAGTGGGGCGTGGTCCCCTACAATAGGGCGGTTTGGGCGGTAAAGTGGGAAAAAGTCTCGCTCGCTCGCCGGTCAGTATCGAGCAAAGTGGGGGAAGAACCCCAAAACAGGTAAATATGACCCCGGCTCAGAAAGAAATGTACATGTTATTGGACGAATGGTGGAGGCGTTATGGCTTCGGTCCAACCATAGATGACGTTATGTATGTAACGGGCAGGAAGAGTAGGGGTGGGGTTTATAGAACGATGAAGGCTTTGGTTAAGTTGGGGGTTTGTGTGCATACTCCAAAGAGTCATCGGTCTATACGCCCTAAGAGTATAAAGTTGAGGAACCTTGAATGAAGGATGAGGAGCTTTTGAGTTTGTTGAAGGATCCTTCTATTCTTTCTGTGGTGTTAGAAAGTTTAGGGGAGTCTGATAGGGAGCATCTTTTACAGATTGCGGGGGAGTATCAGACGGCTGTTACCCGCGAACGTGGTGCGGATGAGTTTTTAGAGTTTGTAAAAGCAATGTGGCCGGGGTTTATCTCTGGGCGGCATCACATTGTTATGGCAAAAAAATTTGAAGAGATCGCCTCTGGAAGGTTGAAGAGGTTGATTATCAACATGCCGCCGCGTCATACGAAGAGTGAGTTTGCGAGTTACCTTCTACCGGCTTGGTTTTTGGGGAAGTATCCAGATAAAAAGATTATTCAGTCGTCGAACACGGCTGATCTGGCTGTGGGTTTTGGTAGAAAGGTAAGAAACTTAGTTGGCGGGGAGGCGTACGCAAAAATCTTTCCTAATGTGAGCTTGAGGCACGACTCAAAAGCGGCAGGAAGGTGGTCAACTAATAAGGATGGCGAGTATTTTGCTATTGGTATTGGGGGTACGGTTACGGGTAAGGGTGCGGATCTTTTGATTATTGACGATCCTCATTCGGAACAAGAGGCTGCTCTGGCCGCGAACGATCCTTCGATTTACGATAAGGTTTATGAGTGGTTTACATCTGGCCCAAGACAGCGTCTTCAGCCGGGTGGGGCTATAGTTATTGTTATGACTCGCTGGGGCAAGCGGGATCTGACGGGGCAAGTTGTTAAGGCCGAAGCTCAGAGGGGCGGAGAAGGCTGGGAGGTGATTGAATTCCCGGCAATCATGCCATCTGGCCTTCCTCTCTGGCCTGAATTCTGGTCTTTAGAAGAGTTAGAAGCTCTAAGGACTGAGCTTCCAAACTCTAAATGGCAAGCTCAATACCAACAAAATCCAACATCTGAATCTTCCGCAATCATAAAAAGAGAGTGGTGGAAGATTTGGGAAAGAGAAAAGCCTCCCACGATAGATTTTATTTTGATGGCTTGGGATACGGCTTATGAAAAAAGCACAAGAGCTGACTACTCGGCTTGTACAACGTGGGGGGTATTTACTTATCCAGATGATGCTGGTATAGATCAAACCAATGTAATTTTGTTAAATGCCAAGAGAGATAGGGTAGAATTCCCGCAGTTAAAAAAGTGGGCTATTGAGGAATACAAAGAGTGGGAGCCGGACTCTGTGATTATTGAGAAGAAGGCTTCAGGGGCGCCTTTGATATATGAATTAAGAGCCATGGGGATTCCTGTTCAAGAGTTCACCCCTGTGAGGGGGAATGACAAGATTACGAGGGTAAACGCGGTTTCAGATCTGTTTGCCTCGGGTAGGGTTTGGGCTCCGGATAAGAATTGGGCCGAAGAAGTTATAGACGAGGTTGCTTCATTTCCTTCGGGCGATCATGACGACTATGTGGATACTGTGTCTTTGGCCTTGATGCGATTTAGGAAAGGCGGGTATATTCGCACTCAATTAGATGAAGAGGAAGATATTCCTCAGTTTCGCCGTCGAGTTGAATACTATTAAGGATTTTTATGTTTGACAAAGCTTTGTATCAAGCTCCGGTTGGACTTGAAGGATTAGATGAAGAACCAATTGAGATTGAGATCGTAGATCCTGAATCGGTAACAATCCGAGCTGGCGGGCTGGAAATTGAACTCACAGAAGACGAAGAAGACTTTGGAGCTAACTTAGCCGAAGACATGGATGATAGTGAGTTGGCAAAGATTGCCGACGATCTTCTTGGGGATTTTCAGTCTGATATAGATTCAAGAAAAGACTGGATGCAAACCTATGTTGACGGGATTCAATTGTTAGGTTTGAAGATTGAGGAAAGAACCGAACCATGGCCGGGGGCATGTGGGGTGTATCACCCTATTCTTGCGGAGGCTTTGGTTAAGTTTCAATCAGAAACAATTATGGAGACTTTCCCGGCTCAGGGTCCGGTAAAGACTCAGATCATTGGAAAAGAAACTCCAGAAAAGAAAGAAGCCGCCCAAAGGGTTCAGGCGGACATGAACTTTCAGTTGATGGAGAACATGCCTGAATTCCGGCCCGAGCATGAAAGAATGCTGTGGGGCTTGGGCATGGCAGGCAATGCTTTTAAAAAAGTTTATTTTGATCCAAATCTACAAAGACAGGTTTCGTTGTTTGTTCCTGCAGAAGACATTGTTGTTCCTTATGGGGCATCTAGTCTTTTGACTTCGGAGCGAGTCACTCATGTAATGAGAAAGACTAAGAATGAATTAAAGAAACTACAAGTCGGAGGGTTTTATCTAGACGAGGATTTGGGAGAGCCTTCGGAGACTTTTGACGATGTAGAGAAAAAAATTGCAGAAAAAATGGGGTTTAGGGCCGACTCGGATGATCGGTATAAGCTTCTTGAGATGCATGTTAATTATGATCTTCCCGGATACGAAGACAAAGAAGACGGCGAAGAAACAGGAATCGGGCTTCCTTATGTAATTACAATTGAAAAGAATACTCAAACAGTTCTTTCAATCCGAAGGAACTGGAATGAAGATGATCCGTTAAAACAAAAACGAAATCACTTTGTTCATTATGGGTACATTCCGGGATTTGGTTTTTATTGCTTTGGAATGATTCATCTGATTGGGGCATTTGCCAAATCAGGTACATCGTTGTTGAGACAGTTAGTTGATGCTGGGACGTTGGCTAATCTGCCCGGTGGGTTTAAGACTAAGGGATTAAGGATTAAAGGGGACGATACTCCCATTGCTCCGGCTGAGTTTAGGGACGTAGACGTTTCGTCTGGCTCTATCAAAGATAACATTATGACGCTCCCATATAAGGAGCCGAGTCAGGTGTTGGCTGCTTTGATGGACAAGATCATTGAAGAAGGAAGAAGGTTTGCTAGTGCGGCGGACTTGAAGATTGCCGACATGTCTGCTCAAAGTCCTGTTGGGACTACTCTGGCTATTTTGGAGCGCACGTTAAAAATTATGACGGCGGTTCAGGCTAGGGTTCACTACTCCATGAAGCAAGAGTTCAAGCTTCTAAAGGAGATTATTAGGGACTTTACCCCAGAAGACTACGACTATGAGCCGGAAGACGGGCCTCCTATGGCCAAAAAATCCGACTATGACATGGTTGAAGTTATTCCGGTTTCCGATCCTAACGCTGCCACAATGTCTCAAAAAGTTGTGCAGTATCAGGCGGTGCTTCAACTGGCTCAACAAGCACCACAACTTTATGATCTGGCTCAATTACACAGACAGATGCTTGAAGTCTTAGGTATTAAGAACGCAAGCAAGTTAGTGAAGATTGAAGACGATCAGAAGCCAAAAGATCCTATTACTGAAAACATGGATGTGCTTCGCATGAAGCCATTGAAGGCTTTTGCCTATCAGGATCACAAAGCGCACATTGCAGCGCACCAAGCATTTATGCAAGACCCGATGACCGCTAAGACCATTGGGCAGAACCCGCAAGCTCAAATCATGATGACTGGGTTAATGGCGCATATTGCAGAACATTATGCGTTTGACTATAGGAACATGATTGAACAACAAGTTGGCGGGAATCTGCCTCCGCCGGATTCGGACGAGCCATTGCCAGAAGATTTTGAAATGGCTTTGTCTAGGATGGTTGCTCAAGCGGCTCAACAGTTGACCCAGCAGCATCAAGCGGATGCTGCACAACAACAAGCCCAACAGCAACAGCAAGATCCGATTATTCAAATGCAACAACAAGAGTTGCAATTGAAGGGTCAGGAGCTTCAAAGAAAAGCTCAGAAAGACCAAACGGATGCTCAACTCAAGATGCAACAACAGCAAATTGAGCAACAAAGGATTGCTTCTCAAGAACGGGTTGCCATGGAGCAAATCCATTCTAAAGAAGAGCAAGCCGGTGTCAAAATGGGTATTGACGCCGCAAAATTAAGAGGTGGAAATGGACCATGAAGTTTTAACGTATCTTCAAAACAAGATACAACAAGAGATACAGATAACATCAGAAAACCTTGGAATGGGCTCGTCCAAGTCATATGATGACTATCGGTATTACTGCGGAATCATCCGTGGGCTTTTAATTGCTAATAATTTTGTTGGCGAAATCAAAGATAGGTTGGAGGAAATGAATGGCTGAAATCCTAATCGGCTCAAACCCCGATTGTCCGGATGAGTTTACGGTTCAAGCTGAGGACAAGGCATCACAGTTGCCTGATCCTTCGGGTTACCGCATTTTGTGTGCAATCCCTGAAATGGACGAAACATTTGAAAACGGGATTGTTAAGGCAGACATTACTAGACAGCACGAAGAGCTGTTAACCACGGTATTGTTTGTTATCAAGCTTGGTCCAGATTGTTACGCAGACAAAGAGCGTTTTCCAAGTGGGCCTTGGTGCAAGGTAGGGGATTTTGTGTTGGTTCGCCCTCACGCGGGCACTCGGCTCAAGATTCACAATCGCGAATTCAGGATCATTAACGATGACAGTGTTGAGGGGGTTGTAGAAGATCCTCGCGGCATTTCACGCAAATAAGGAGTTGTTATGGAAGAGAAATTGGATATCTCGGACGAGATCGAGATTGAGATTGAAGATGACACTCCTGCAGAGGATCGTGGTCGCGAGCCGTTGCCTGAAGAGATCGTCAAAGAGCTAGATGCTGACGAACTCGAGGAGTACTCGGACAAAGTTAAGATTCGTCTAAAACAGATGAAAAAAGTCTGGCATGACGAGAGGCGTATTAAGGAGCAGGCCGAACGAGAGCGACAAGAAGCTATCGAAATGGCCCAAAGGGTTCTTGCTGAAAACAAACAACTAAAGGCCAAAGTAACCGGCACTGAAGTTGCGTTGGTATCAAAATATAAGGAAAGTGCCCAACGGCAGTTTGCTGATGCCAAGCAAGAATATAAAGAGGCGTTTGAATCTGGCGATTCTGAAAGATTGGTAGAAGCGCAACAAAAAATGTCTTCTGCCAAAGATCTTTTGGATAAAACAGAAAAATTTAAGCCAGCCCCTTTACAACAAGAGGAAATTGTAGTAAATAGTGTTCCAAGCAAATTGGAATCCAAAACGGCTGCGTGGCAAGAGCGCAATCCTTGGTTTGGATCTGATAAGCTAATGACTGCTTTGGCATTGGGATTGCATGAAGAACTGATTGAAAAACACGGTCAGTCTTACAACAATACTGATGACTATTGGCGCGACGTTGACAAAACAATGCGCGACCGATTCCCAGAACGGTTCAAACAGGAGAGGCGGCAAACAACGGTAGTTGCTCCCGCAACTCGTAGCATGGCTCCCAAAAAAGTTGTGCTAACGAAATCCCAACTTAACATGGTTAAGAGGCTTGGGATTACACCAGAACAGTATGCCCGCGAATTCATTAAATTGGAGTCCTGAAATGAGCCGTACACCGCGTGAACTTGAAGATCGTGAATTCTCTATCCGCCCGACATCGTGGGCTCCTCCGGAGGTTTTGCCGGAGCCGGACAAACAGCCGGGTTATGCATATCGTTGGATTCGGGTATCTACCTTGGGCCAATCAGATCCGCGTAACGTGTCTGCAAAGCTACGGGAAGGATGGGAGCCGGTTATGATTGAAGAGCAACCAAAGTTTCGACTTTTGTCAGATCCAAATAGTCGATTCAAAGACAATATTGAGATTGGTGGATTGTTGTTGTGTAAAACGCCTCAGGAGTTTGTTGACCAGCGTGATGCTTATTACGCTAAGAAAGCAAAAGATGATGCGGATGCAGTTGACAGCACTTTGATGCGTCAAAGCGACCCAAGGATGCCGCTTTTTAAAGAGCGCAAATCTGCGACCAGCTTTGGCAAAGGTACCTAAATTTTTATGGAGCTTTAAATGGCTTATCCTACGATTGACGCGCCCTATGGGCTAAAGCCGATCAATCTGATCGGTGGTCAGGTGTTTGCGGGTTCTACCCGTAACCTCCCGATTCAATATGGTTACGCAACTGGCATTTACTACGGCGACGTAGTTGGTTTGGTGCGTGGTTTTGCAACTCGCTTGGCTGTGACTGACGGCTCGACGAACCCTAAAGGTGCGCCGGGTTCGGGCATGGTCGGGGTATTTCTTGGCTGTTCGTTTACTGATCCAACCACTAAACAAAAGCGCTTCTCGCAATATTGGCCTGCTTCAACGCTGGCTGGTGATGCGGTTGCAATTGTTTGTGACGATCCTGACACCGTTTTTAAAGCGGTTGTTTGCAGCTCCGGAACCACGGTTGCTTCTGGCAGCTTTGCGATGGTTGGGCAAAACTATCAAAGTATTGACAATGCGGGTAGCGCAAATACGGGTAACTCCGCAATTGCGTTGCAGTATTCGTCAACTATCAACACTGCGGCGTTCCCGTTCCGTGTTGTTGGTGTTGTTCCTGATACGGCTGTTGTTCTTGGAACGGCGGTTTGGTCTTCGGGTACTACGACTTTGACGACCACAGCAAACGTTGGTTTTGCGGTTCCTCAAGGAACTGACATTTCCTTCATTGCTGCAAACGGTCAGATTATTCAATCTGGTTCGTTTGTTACTACCGCTATCGCGGCAAACAGCACGACTTCGGTTGTTTTGAATGCCCAGTATGGCGTGGTTGGCGCGGGTGGTACGGCTGCAACTGGAACTGCTGTTCCGGCTAACAGCACCATCGTGTTCACCCAGTACCCAGAAATGCTTGTGAAGCTGAATTTCAGCAACCATGAGTATTACTACGCCACCCCGTTCTAAGGAGTAAATCATGGCTATTTCACGCGCCCAGCTACTCAAAGAACTGCTTCCGGGCCTTAACGCCTTGTTCGGTCTTGAGTATTCACGTTATGGTGAGGAACACAAGGAAATCTACGAAACTGAGACTTCCGAGCGTTCTTTTGAAGAAGAAACCAAACTATCTGGTTTCTCTGCTGCGCCGGTCAAAAACGAAGGCTCTGCCATCGCTTATGACAACGCACAGGAAGCATGGACGGCTCGCTACAACCACGAAACCATTGCTCTTGGTTTTTCGTTGACGGAAGAGGCTATTGAGGACAACCTCTATGACTCGCTTTCGTCGCGTTACACCAAAGCGTTGGCTCGCGGAATGGCGTATACGAAACAGGTTAAAGGTTCCGGTGTTTTGAACAACGGTTTTAACGCTGCGTATACGGGTGGCGACGGTGTGGCTTTGTTTAGCACGGCTCACCCGTTGGTTTCCGGTGGTACTAACAGCAATCGTCCTTCGACGGGTGTTGATCTGAATGAAACCGCACTTGAGGCGGCAGTGATTCAGATTGCAGCGTGGACGGACGAACGTGGTCTGTTGATCGCTGCCAAGCCTAAAAAGCTGATTGTTCCTCCGTCATTGATGTTCGTTGCAACCCGCCTCCTTGAGACGGAATTGCGTGTCGGTACTACCGATAACGATATCAACGCAATCAAGAACAATGGTTCGATTCCTGGTGGTTACACTGTTAACCACTTCCTAACGGATACGAACGCATGGTTCCTGACGACGGATGTTCCAAACGGCATGAAGCACTTTGTTCGTACGCCAATGAGCACAGGTATGGACGGTGACTTTGATACGGGTAACGTGCGGTACAAAGCCCGCGAGCGTTATTCGTTTGGCTGGTCTGATCCATTGGGGATCTGGGGATCGCCCGGATCGACCTGATGTAAAGGGAAGGGGGTCAAAAGCCCCCTTTTCTTTTTTATTCTGTTGTGATATAAAGTTAAATACCTAGACTACTCGACTTGCTAACTGACTAGGCAGACTTCCCTCAAGAGATAGCAAGTTTTGATTTGAGGAAATTATCATGGGTTTTGCTACGCACCTTGGTCCTTGGTTGTTGGGCACGGTTAAAGATACGACCGGAACTACAGCAGGGACAATTCGCAATCTTGGCGCAACTATTGTTGCCCAGACTGCCACTATCGCAATGTCTGGCGTTGCGTTGACTTCTTCTCCAGTTGCTCAGTCGTTGTTTACCATTCCGGCTGGAGCTAAAATCCTTAGCTTTCAAATTGAAAAGCTGGCAACCATTTCCGGTAACTCAGTTTCTGTTGTTGAAGTAACAATTGGAAATTCGGGGACGGCAAACGCATATTTAACCACTTGTTCTATTGGTTTGACGACCGCGCAGACCGCTCCAACGACGATTGCAGCGGCTTTGGTTTCGTCAGCCACCAATAACATTGGTACGGTTGATATCCCAATGTTTGCTACATTTACGGCGACGACGGGTAACCCAACGGCTGGTTCTGTAGTCATTACCTGCCAGTACCTCGTTCGTGGTTCTGATGGCGTAATGTTCCCAGCATCTGCGTAATTTGACGGGGGCTTCGGCCCCCAGTAAGGAGTCACCATGTCTGGTGGATGGACTGCTGTAGACAGCATTACTAATAAATCGATTCCAATTCAAGGCACCAGCAACTCTGGTGCGGCTTCACCATTTGTTACTCCAGCTCCCGGAGTAATGGACCCCGTAAACAAGCTTCGTGTATCTCAGCCACAGGCGCTGATTGATACGGACTTTGAATATGGTACTCAGCCCACCAAGTGGGAAACGATTGGACTGCAACAAAACCGGCAATCGGTTTACTACATTGCCCAACAGCCACTTGCTGTTAACTCTGTTAAGGGTACAGCTACCGCTGACCAAATAACTATTGGTTTTGGCTCTTCGGTAGCTATCGCCAATAACACGCCCATCTACATCCAGAACTCTACTAACTCAACCATCAACGGTTGGGGGTATATTGAGACTGGTGGTACCTCTACCACGTTTACCGTAAAACTTGCGCCGGGGTCTTCGACCGCAGTTAATGGTACGGAATATTTTAACCCCACGGCAACCTATGTTTATCTAGGTTATTTTTATTCTAACTGCGGTATTGCAGTAGCCAAAAACAGTACCGCTGCAGTTGTTGTTACAAGTTCGACCGTAATCACGGTTACTACTCAGTTTTCTCACGGTTTAAACAAAGGCAGCTACGTTTACATTACTGGCACCACAGGCGGCACAAACGTCAACGGTGCGTATATTGTAGCTACGGTTCCAACGCAAACCACGTTTACTGTTACTGCCGCCGCTGCTTCTGGAACGGTTACTACATCAAACCCGGCTACAACATACAGTAACACCAACATTTACGCTCGGCCTTCGGGTTATGTTGAGCCTCGTACATTTGACGGCGGGGTGGCATTCTCTGCTGGTGGCGCGGTTCCAAACCAGCAACTGATTCGTCAAACTCGTCGATACTTCCGGTATCAGTCTGGTAAAGGCATTCAGTTTTCTACTGGTACTTGCTTGAAGCCAGCGGTGTTTTTAACGTCTATTACGTCAGCAGGTACTACCGCAACGGTTACTTGCCGGTTCCAGCATAACCTTGCTGTTGGTTCAAAGATTCAGGTTGTTGGCGCAGACCAAGGTCCAT